GTACATTTCATTGATGATGTTTCGGAACGGGGCAATATCCATCTGAGATTGCTCGTTGGAATCATAACCATCGTTGATTGCAATATAGCGGACACCGTGTTCAGGAAAGAAGATTTCCATATACGTTCCGGTTTCGATGTGGTTGCGTCCAAGTCGGGACTGGTCTTCTTGTGTCAAGTAGGAACTAAAAAATTTTTGAGATTTTACAAGCCGTTCATAGGTGAAAGGCCACCCGTGAACGGCTTGTAACATTCAGCCTATTAGATTTCTGCATCCTCAAAGATGTCTTTGAACTTCCAGACGATTTCGATGCTGTCATGCCCATGAACATAGATAGCGGAGATCAGGGCATGAGCAAGCTCGTATGTAAGCCCTTCGCCCTTCTGGTATTCGCCAAGCACCGCATCAAGCCTCTCATCGGAGCAAGGATGTTCAGAGTCAAGCTCCTGCATCCGCTCATGGCCTTGCCGGATTGCTTCTTCGTTTTCAGACATCTTCGTGTCTGTCTCTGCTTTCCGCTTGAGATATTCAGCCTTTGTGATGCTGCCGGAAGTGTATTTCTCATACAGCCGGAGCTTCACTGCCTTGAGTTGTTCGGACTGTTTCTGCAAATCGCGGATTGTGTCCGCGCATTCTGTGATGGCAGATTTCCTGCGCTTGCTGATCTCGTGTTCTTTGACGGCTTTCTTTTCGACCAGTGTGAGCATTTGCCCAATCGCTTTGTAAGCGGTGTCCTCAATCCATGCCTCGCTGTATCTTTCACCAACCGGGCACTCCGTATCGCGGTCATGTGTTGAGTAAGTACACTGATAGAAATATCCACCCTCATTTCGGAGCTTTCGCCGGGTAAGGGCGCGTTTACAGTTGCCGCAGCACACAAGACCCTTGAGGGGATAATAGCGCAGATTCCGTTTGGGATTTTTCTCGCCGCCCCGGATGACTGCCTGAGCCAGCTCAAACTCTTCCTTGCTGACAATCGCTTCGTGCATCCCTTCGACGATGATCCAGTCCTCTTTCTTTTGAGAAATAGTTTTCCGAGAACCAACGCCGCCGGATTTTCGCTTGTGGCCGACCGTTGCTCCTGTGTAAACATAGCTCGTCAAAATCTTGTAGACCATAGAAGCCGTCCAGCTTATCTTTTCGCTCATGCGGCTATACTTCTTCTTGTCAGGATGTTTGCCTTTGAAATATTGCCCGGGTGTCGGGATGTTATCATCGTTCAGGCTAAGGGCAATCTGTGAGGTATTCCGTCCTTTAAGGGCTTCGCTAAAGACCCTGCGCACGACCTCTGCGGCCTCCGGGTCAAGCTTGAGCTTGTTGCGGATTTCGGGATGAAGCACATAGCCGTAAGGAGCGTAGCCGCCCACATACTTGCCCTGCTTCATCATCTGGATTTTCGCGGTTGTCGTTTTGACAGAAAGATCCTTGCTGTATGCGGCATAGATGATGCTGCGCATGACAACCTCAAGGCCACCCGTTGTTCCCTTGTAATCGTCGCTGTCATAGCCGTCGTTGATGGAGATAAAGCGAACGCCCATGAACGGGAAAGTGCATTCGAGATAATTGCCCGTCTCGATGTAATCACGAGAAAAGCGGGAAAAATCTTTGACGCAGATCAGGTTGATCTCCCCGTGCCGGACTTTCTCCATCATCGCCGAGAACTGAGGACGATGAAAATTTGTCCCGGTATAGCCATCATCCGCGAACTCAAGCCTCGGATATTTGGAAAGCGTCGGATGGTTGTCAAGGTAGCGGTTGATGAGCTTACGCTGGTTGCCGATGCTGTCACTCTCTGCCTTGTTTCCGCTGCCGGTATCTTCATCAGCCATAGAGAGGCGGATGTAGATGCCGATGGTGTAGTCTTTGTTCATTTACATCGCCTCCTGAACTTCTTTGATACTCTGAATGGTCAGCTCGTAGATGTCACCGTACTTCATGACCAGCTCCACAGCGCCGCCCTCATGGACTTTGACCAATTCAACAGACTCGTCTACTAAATCCTGAGAGAGCTGCGTTGCTGTGCTGACGGATTTCATTAAGGTAATCCACTTGTTATCGACCGACATAGCTTCGTCGAACTTGCTCCGGCGCTGTACTGCCTCATCCAGACGGCGGGACAGATCAGCGTATTGTTCATCATAGCTCTTCTTGGCAAAGGAGTATTCCGCTTCATCCAGAAGCCCTTCGGCATAATCCTCGTAGAGGCGTGTCCGCTTCTTAGAAACGCCGTTGAGCCTCAGATTCAGGCTTGTAATGAGGGCATTCTGTTGATCGCGGATGTTTTTCTCGCCTTCGCTGCCCCTGAGCTTATCCAGCAGCTTGTCATAGTCAAGCGCTGCTTCAACTTGGAGCTGGATTGCTGCAAGCACATTCGCTTCAAGCGTGTCCTGCCTTGTGTAATGGGAAGTACAGTGCTCGTAACGCCGACCTACTGAGGTACTGCATTCATAGTAGGCATACCAGCGCTTCCGCTTGTCTTTGTCGATCCGCTTGCGGTGGAAGTACATCTTCTTCCCGCAGTCAGCGCAGACGATTTTTCCCTCGAAGAGGTTTACGAGCGTTGCCCGGATTTCCTCGGTTTTCTGCATACTCGTCTGACGAGCCTCAGAAGCCGCTTGGAGGATGTCCTGCACCTTCTGGAAGTCTTCACGGGAAATAAGCGCTTCGTGCGTGTTCGGGAACACAATCCACTTATCCTTGTCCTTGACATTATGGGATTTGATGCCCTTGTAGATCGCCTTCATAGAGCGGCCAAGGACGGTATCACCCACATAATGCGGATTGCTCAGGATGCCGTACAGCGTTGAACTGTACCAGCCTTTGCAGGAGCAGCCGTCTCCTTTGCGGGTTCCGTTCTGGCGTTTCCGCAGCTCCGTATTTGGCGCACCCAGCCGGTCAAGCTCATTAAGGATCGTCTGGATTGACCATCCCTCGATTTTCCACTGGAACATGAGCCTCACATACTGCGCTGTCTCTTCGTCGATGACCATGTTTGTATGGTCTTCATTCCACCGGTAGCCATACGGAAGATTGCGCTTCTGGAAAGTCCCTTGCTCCATCTGCGCTTTCAGGGCGGTGGAGACTTTCCGGGAAATGTCCTTCGAGTACAGGGCGTTGATCATGTTTTGCAGCGGGATCATCAGGCTCTCGTTTGAGCCGTCTGTATCGAAGTTATCATAGTGTTCCTTGATGGCGATGAACCGCAAGCCAATCTGCGGGAAGATGCGCTCAAGGTAGGTGCCGGTTTCTATGTAGTCACGGCCAAAACGGCTGAGATCGCGGACTACAAGGCATTTGATCCTGCCGCTCTTGATGTCAGTCATCAGGCGGTTAAACTCAGGCCTGTCGAAAACCGTCCCCGTCCGTCCGTTATCCACATAGACATCGACGAGATCGAGATACGGGCAACCGGCAATATAGGACTTGCATATCTCAATCTGATTGGTGATGACATCCACCTTCTCAGATTTGCCGCTATTCTCCACGGAGAGACGGGCATAAATGGCTGTCGGGAAGATTTGCAGCGGTGCTGCTTCGCAAACCGGCTCTGCGGCTGCGACTTTTCTGCTTTTTCGTGCCATGCGCTCATCCCTCCTTTATCCGGCAACGGCAAGTTCGTCGGCATAGCCGAGAACATATTCAAGTGTCTGCTGATACTCGTCTTTGTACTTGAAGACAATCTCTATCGCGTGATCCTCATAAATCAGGATGCGGTCAACCAGCGCCATGAGGACGCGGCGGTTCAGCTCTTCAATGTTTTCATACTGCTTGAAGAGCGTGACCCAGTTCCGTTCCGTAGCCCCGGTTGCGACCGACTGCTTCATTTCCTTCTTCACCCGAAGAAGAGCTTCCTGCTTTTCCTCAATGATTTTGGTGTAGCTGTTGCGGAACTCAAAGTATTCCGACTTGTCGATGATCCCATCCGAGAGGTCTTCATAGAGCCGGAGCTTGAGCTTCTGATAGCGCTCAATCTCTTCTTCGAGCTTCGCAATCTGCGCTTCATAGTTGAATGCCTTGCGGTTCTGAGAAGGAAGCCGCTCGATCATCTCAAGCGCTTTTTCCAGATTGACCACAAGCTCGATCTGGTCATGGATGGCACGGAACACCTTTTCCTCAACCTCTTTTGCGCTGATGCTGTGTGGGCTGCAGGTCCGGTTATGCTTATTCGTTGAGCAGACATAGTAGATGTATTTCTTTGTCTTCGACGGGACGGTCTTGCGTGTCATAGACTGCTGGCAGTCCCCACAGAACAGGAAGCCGGAAAACAGGTGTGCCTCATCCTGATCAGGCGAGCAGCGCATATCCCGCTTCATCATGGTCTTGACGGCCATGAAATCCTCATAGGAAACAAGCGCTTCGTGCGCCCCCTCGACCTTGACCCACTCGGTTTCGTCTTTCGGCTGCACAACGCGCACCTTGTAGTTTGGCGTACCGCGCTTGCCTTGGGCAAGGACACCGATATATACCTCATTAGTGAGGATGCGCTGGACAGCCTTGTAAGTCCACTTTGCAGTGTCGCCGGTCTTGAAGACGGTATCGAACTTCACTCCCGCCGAGTGCTTATACTCCATTGGAGAAAGCACGCCCATCTGATTCAGCCTTGCAGCAATGCGACCGATGGAGAAGCCATCCTTGTACATGGCAAAGATCATCTGCACATACTCGCTTACGGCCTCATCGACGATAAGCTGGTTTTTGTTATCCGGCGATTTCTTGTAGCCATAGGGCGCGAATGCCCCGACGAACTCACCGTTCTTTTGCTTGACCTCCAAGCTGGATCGGATTTTCATGGATATATCCTTGCAGTAGGAGTCGTTGATGAGGTTTTTGAACGGGATAACAAAGGAATCCGACTGCGGATCGCCGGTCAGGCTGTCGTAAGCGTCGTTGACCGCGATAAAGCGGATGCCGAGCTGCGGGAATATCTTTTCCAGATACCGACCGCCGTCGATGTAGTTTCTCGAAAAGCGGCTGAGGTCTTTGACCACGATGCAGTCAATCGCGCCTTTGCGGATTGCGTCTTCGAGCTTTTTGAAGTTTGGACGATTGAAGGAAACACCGCTATAACCATCGTCAACGAACGGCTCACAGACAATTTCCAGATCGTCATGCCGTGCAATGTAGTCCTCGCAAATGGCTCTTTGGCTTGCAATGGAGTTGCTTTCAACTTTGTCCCCGTCTTCACGGGACAGGCGGCAGTAAATTGCCGTCCGGTAAACTTTTCCGGGCATAAAAATAACCTCCGTTTTCTGTTTGGTGTGATACATCAAATCAGAAAGACGAAGGCTTCTGCTTCTTGTATGAGGAAAACACGATAAAGCCACATGACCCTCAAAGGCAGCGGCTTAGTCCGTGTATTCTTTTTTGACCTGACTTCATTGTATCACAGGCTCAATCGCTTGTCCATAGAACCGGGCGAAAAGATTCAGTTTGTTCATAATCAAAGTCCTCTCAGATAATGTTCCAGACAGTCCTCCAAGGTGGTGTCTGTCTTCGAGAAGCTGATCTTCACGACGGTCTTCCCGTCCAGATAGCAATACGGGTTTCTGATCTGTCGGATAAAATCCCGCAGCCGGTCATCCTGCGCAGCCGCAGGCTCAAGCCGGATGCTGTCCCGCTGGACAAGGGTACTGCGGTCAACCGTCTTCGGGTTGACGCTTCTCATGGTTTCTACGCTCATCATATTACAAACACCTCCCTGATGATGTGAACTTGTATTCAGGACAAAAGGATATGGCGGAGCGCCGGTTAGGGACACTCCGCCACATAGTTTTCATCCTGAAAACTTGTATGCTGAATGTAGCTAATTGGTTTGTTTCGTGTTCCGGCATATTTGCAGCTCGCACCCCTGCCAGAAGAGCCTTGCGGCTCCGGGAATGCTACGGACTACCGACGGTTAATCGGTATCATGGGACTCTCACCCCTCCGAGGAACGCTCCGAGCCGCCCCCGGCAATCCGGGGACGGAAGTATCATTATACCCAACTTCTCCATCATGGCGAACAGCCGCACCACACGGCAGTTTAGCCTCTCTGTTGATCGCTCGCTTCCGTGAGGAAGGTCTTGGCGGCAGAAGGCAAGTCGCTTCGAGAAAAGAGGAAAGATCCGCAGCACTGGATATTCTGTTTTCAAGGTACTGTGAAGCCGGTCTTGATTGACCCCTTCACTTTACAACGGACATTTTTTGAGCGAATTAGCGGGTCTCTCAAAAAAATTTTTTTGAATTTTTTTCTGATCGCATCCCGCGTGTCTTTGACAGTGGAAAACGAAAGGCCGTTCTGCTTGGCATACGACAGCATACTCATGTTGCCGCGCATACAATTCATGTACACATCAAGCTGCGGCTTAGTCAGGCTGCGGATAAATTCCTGTTCGAGCAAGCCGGTGATGATGTCTTCCTCCATCTTTTCCGGGGACTCCAGCCATGCGGATGCCTTTACATCATCTTCCGGCATGGCGTCCAGCGACAGCACAGTGGAAGGCTGCGCATCCTCGCCGTCTTCGCTGTCAGATGCTCCCCCGGTATCGTAGGAGCGCCGGAGCTTCTTTTCCTCATTACGGAGTGCTTTCATGACCTCGCGGTCAACCTCCGTAGTCTCGCCGGTGGCCTTCACGCGCACCATGCACTTGCCGTCCTCGGAAATCCAGAGGTCGTAATCGAACTCGATGGGTGTTTTGGGGATTCTTTTCATTGTCTTGTCCTTTCCGCTGGCTCGGAGCAGCGGATGGACGAGACTAAAAAAGAGCCGCATGACGGTGAGCTGATCTTCCCATACCGATAAAACAGAGCTTAGAAAACTCTGTTCATGCGGCATTAGGAAGACTCACCAATCAGCGGCTCCACAGCACAGCTATAAAATATTGAATTGTATTTGTTATCTCCTTACCTTCTGTGAAGGCGGAGGTATAACCGTCTCATGTTGATCACATCAAATACGGTTTCCCGGCCACAGGCTTTGCATTTGGCCTGTATGTGACCACGGGAATCCTCGAATACAGCGATAGCGTTATGCCCACAATATGGGCATTTCACCATGCGCATCTTCTGGTTGACAATGGCGCATCGCGCCCTGCGGATTTTCTCCTGCATCTCCGGTGAAGGCTCTGAGACACGAATGTTTTTCTTCATGCCCACACCTCCAAAGGATCGTTGTACTCGCTGTATGGCCGTGTTTCCAAGTGGCCGAGCTGTCTCAGCCGGATGACTGCGGCTGTCTTGGAAACGCCGAACTGCTGGCAGATCATATCAAGGGCAACCTTATCCCAATAGGCATAGGTTCCATCATAGCTGACGAGTTTCCGGCCTCTGGCATAGTACGCAACGGCAAGATCAATTTCCCGCTGGGGCATCAGGATGGCCGCGCCTAAGACATTGGCTTGCCATTCATTCCAGTCCTCGCGTGTCTTTAGCTCCCGGAGCGAATAGGCTGTCCGGGCGGAGTATTTCCGCCGACAAGCTTCCCGGATTTTGTCTGTCTCCATCTGGAACAGGATTTGGTGGGCGCACTCATGGGCGAGTGTAAACCGCCGTTTCCCGCAGAGCTTGCGAATCTGTGAAGGCTCGATAAAGTTCCTGTCCATCAGGACTTCGTTTCGGTGCAACGGGATTTTGCACTGAAAGCCTCTGTCCTCCACGATGTACTCGGTATCGGTGTAAGCGGTCAGTCCGCAGATGCTTCCGTCCTCAGACAGATAAGCGAACGAAACATTCAGGCCGAGATATTCGCGCGCAAACTGGTCAATCGGCGTACCGCGAGGCAATCGCCTCCCATCCGTATCGGGTCCGAAAAAGAACTCGTTAAAATCTTTTGTGACCGCCACAGCGATTTCTTCAATCTCTTTGTGCGATAAAATCATCTGGCTCCCTCCTTTGCTTCTACAAACCATTTTGTTCCCTCCTGAAAGAGGTACGATTCCCTCCCACGGATCATCACAGTATAACGAATACCGCCACCGCCTACTTTCTTGGATGCAGCACGGCACTTATACAGGATTTGGTCAATCTGAAAGATCAGGCCGTTTTCCCACCGGATAAACCGAGGATGACATACTCCTTCTTCGTCAACATCCAAGTTGACCGAGACATACGCCTTTCGGCAATGTGTGTTCGTCATAGCCTACCTCCATGTGCTCTAAAAGTTACGCAAAACCGGGCATAACTTCCGTATTCCTGTTGACATACACACTGTTCGTGTGGTATCATAATCACGAACGGGGCGTTCGCGTTGATAACAGCATAGCATGAACAGATATTTCATGTCAATGCCTTTCGCGAAATTTCTGTTCGTGTCCATAATTGTTTTTAGAAAGAGGTGCCTTATGAGTTTCAAGGATAAGCTGAAAGAGAAAAGGTTGGAAGCGAACCTTACGCAAGTGCAGCTCGCCGAAAAAGTATCTGTGACACCGAGAACCATCCAGCACTATGAGCTTGGCACTCGCAAACCGACAAAGCTCGATATTGTGGAAAAGTTGGCGAAAGCGTTGAATACCACGCCGGAGTATCTGCTTGGGCAAAATGGGTTGCTGGTGGTAGCGGCTCATGAACAGGGCGGCTCCAAAGCAGCCAGAGATATTGACGAGCTTGTCAGTGAAGTGACCGGTATGTTTGCCGGTGGACGGCTCAGTGATGAAGCGCTCGATGGCGCGATGAAAGCGTTGAACGATGCTTACTGGATCGCCAAAGCGAAAAACAAGAAATACACTCCGAAGAAATACCGTAAGGGGACGAGCAAACAGTAAGGTGTTTCGCTGTTTGCGATGCCTCCATCAGCGGGAGGTGAGACGATGAATGCTGAAAATCTCTCGAAGGTCGGCAGCAGACTTGTGAAGCGCTGCGGGACACGAGATCCGTTTAGCATAGCACGGCAGCTTGGCATTGAGGTCATGTTCTGTGAGAACTTCGGCCCTCTGAAAGGGATGTACCGGGTGATCAAGCGCAGCCGATTTATTTTCATAAACGAAAACCTGAGCGGACGGATGCAGCGGATTGTCTGTGCTCATGAGCTTGGGCATGACCAGTTGCACCGCAATCTGGCAAAAGGAAGTGCAATACAGGAGTTCATGTTATATGACATGACCACGAAGCCGGAGTATGAGGCGAACATCGTTGCCGCTGAAATCCTGCTCGACACCGATGAGATTCTTGAGTACATCTATGATTACGGCTATACATCCGAGCAGATTGCACGGGCAATGGGAACAGACATCAATTTGGTTGCCTTGAAAATTGCCCACTTGGCGGAAAGCGGATATGATCTCCGGCGCATTGAACATAGGAGCGACTTCCTGAAATGAAGACTTTAGAGGGAGGCGACGAACGATTTGAACTATGACTCCTATCTTGCCCGTGCCATAGAGGTTTTTAACGACAAGATGGATGCTGGCTTTTCCTGCGATAATGTCATCCTTACCTGCTTTATGACCGACGATCAGGAAGAAATCTTTGAGCAGTTCTGCGCTCAGTATTTCCCTTACCGGCTAAAAGACCGGTATCAGGAGGAAGGCTACTTCGATTTCCGGGCGTCCTCCTTTATCGGGATGGACAACGGCGGCAAGGACGGCATCCTGCTCCGCACGGACATACCCTACCATCCTGTTGAGCTGCTTCATATCTTCCTGCATGAGCTGGCGCACATCTACTGCGCCCATCATGAACTGGATGGAAAAAGCTTTTATGACGAATACTGTGAAGACTACGCGCAGTCCGACGAGGAAGACGGCATGATCAACGCCGGATATGCCGTCTGGCGGGAGTGCATTGCAGAGATTATTGCGATTGAATGCGACGATAACTGCGACATCTTTCCGATACGGGACAAGAAGAAAATGCTCGCCCAACTCAGGGACGAGATCAACCAGCTGGACGGCAAGCTGCTTGTGAGCGAGATTCTAACAGCGGTGATGACCAGCGCTGAGGTCGAGGCATCCCAAACATGGGACGAAGCTGAGAAAGCGATCCACAGCTTAAAGCTGTTTGATACTGCGCCGGAGATGGATTTGATGAGGCTTGTCTTCAACCAGCTCCAGGACAGGTTGATTGAAATTGATATTGACTATATTTCAGAGCTGGGCTATCTGTATCTGAATATTTTATCCCTTAATTTACTGCGAAACTTCCAGATGCCTTGAAGGCAACATTCAGTATTGATATGAGACAGCAAATCGGGAGGTGTGAAGATGAGTATAACAGAAGCGCTGATCGGAGTATTTTCAGATGATCCCATCAACTGGTTAAAATGGGGAATTGTATTTGCGATTCTAATTGGCGGTTATATTATTGCCATTCCGCTTTATGGGAAAGTCTCATCCCGTCTGAGCTGGGAGCGCAAGCGGGATATTGCGCGAAGCAAGAACCATGTGATTAAAGCAGCTCTTGTTAAAAAGCATCCAAAAGGCGAAGTTGGAAAGTACGATTGGAGCGCTACCTACCATTACGAATTACAGGGTGAAGAGCGAGAATATCACGCCTACTTCCAAGAACCAACCAGACCACCTGTTTATCTGTATCTGTACTATTTGGATAATCCCCGCAAGCTGTTTTCGGTGGAGGAATATCACTATGAGAACCACAAAGCAATCCTGCTTCTGCCTGTCATTTTTCTTCCGTGGATTTTGGCGTTAGCTGCGATGTTCCTTTTGAACATCCCGTTGCCAGCAAGGTGAGTCGGAACCAATAGAATTTGCATGGAGAAATATAAAATGGAAAATACCGTATTTGAACGCAATTATGAGATTGTAGAAAAAGATGACCGCGCAACGGCTGTATTTGAGCGAGCCTTTGCCCCCGGTGGCTTTATGGAAGAGTTTACAAAGAAAATGGACGCAATCCCGAAGGTGGTTGTGCCTAAGGATAAGGAAAACTACGAATATCTGCTCAACCGGTGCGATGACTATGCAAAGCGGCATCACGGAAGGATTCGCGGCGTTGTGGACTATGAGCACTGGGACGCGCACATCGACCTCTATTTGAGAATGCTGGAATTTGACGATGCAGAGGATATGTCCTTCGTAAAAGACATCGGTGAAAAAGCGCACTACCTTTGCATCACGCCGGAAAAAGGCGGCGGGTACCGTGTCCATATCATGATCAACTATTTTGAAGAGCTGATGTCCGAAGAATACCGCTCCTACCTCAAATATGAGACGCTTATGGAGGATGAAGAACTGGCCTCCATGTTTGACATACCGGAGTTGTCCCCGGAGGAAGAGGCAGTTGTCCAGTTGATCAATGAAATCCTTGACCGATTTGATAGCGAAACCCAAGTGGACAGAACAACGGCCTTCAAGGCTGCAATCCGTTATTTGATGCAGCAGGATGAAGAAGAAGCGATGAAACTTGAGAAAATCGCTGCAACGCTGACGGTACTTCTGGAAAATGTACTGGAAGAAGAAAAGAATGTGGAGGAACAAGAGTCATGAAATATATTCTCTATCGCTCTTTTGGCGATCTTGATAAGGATATTAAAAAGCATGAGTTAGTGGCCGTTGAAACCGGAAGGAACATTGATGATGTGGCCGATGCCCTGATTAAGGCGGCTGCGGATGACCTTGCCGGTATGCCGGAATATGAGCACTGTGAGACAGCGGCCTACGCACCTGAGCCGGTCGAAGACTTTCGGAAGGTGCGGCGCTATCAGTATGAGATGACGGGCATTGTCTATCCGCCAAACGCCGATAAGAACATCCTGATTGACTATGGTATCGTAGAGGCAGAAGAATAAGTATATTTTGAAAATGAAAGGCGGGTGGTAATGTGCCTCTTCAAATTGTACGAAACGACATCACTAAGATGAAGGTTGATGCTATCGTCAATGCGGCGAACAGCTCCCTTTTGGGAGGCGGCGGTGTTGACGGCTGCATCCATCGGGCTGCGGGACCGGAGCTGCTTGCCGAGTGTAAAACGCTGGGAGGCTGCAAAACCGGAAGCGCGAAAATCACAAAGGGATATAGACTGCCCTGTAAGTATGTGATCCATGCCGTCGGACCGCGCTGGCGGGACGGCAACCACGGAGAACGGGAAAAGCTTATCTCCTGTTACCGCACTTCTCTTGTGCTGGCAAAGGAGCACGGCTGCGAGACGGTTGCCTTTCCGCTGATCTCGTCGGGCATCTACGGCTATCCGAAAGACCAGGCATTGAAGGTTGCCATTGACACGATCAGTGATTTTCTTCTGGAAAATGACATGACCGTCTACATTGTCATCTTCGACCGCAAGGCATATCAGATCAGTGAGAAGCTGTTCTCCGACATTGCCGCATACATAGACGATACCTATGTGGACGCGCATACGGACAGCCGCGCTTCACAGCTTCGCCGGATGCAGATGCTTTCGGAGGAAGCAATATGTGGCGCTCCAATGGCGGCAAGCACGAAAAGTCTTGACGATGCTCTTTCGCAGATCGACGAGAGCTTTTCTGAAATGCTGCTTCGGAAGATCGACGAGAAAGGCATAACCGACGCGCAGTGCTATAAAAAAGCAAACATCGACCGCAAGCTCTTCTCGAAGATCCGCAGCGACCGGCTGTATAAGCCGTCCAAGCCCACGGCGCTCGCCTTTGCGATTGCCTTGGAGCTTCCGCTGGATGAAACGAAAGAAATGCTCATGAAGGCTGGCTTTGCCCTTTCACACTCCAACAAGTTTGACATCATCATTGAGTATTTCATTGAGAACGGGAACTACAATGTCTTCGAGATCAACGAGGCTTTGTTCGCCTTTGACCAGAGCTTGCTCGGAGCGTAAGGAGATAGATATGGGTAATTATGTAAAGAAGAAAAAGGATATGGTCTTTCAAAGTGTCGATTCTCTGCAACAAGTGGTCAATGTTCTGAATGAAGCCGCTGTTGCAGTAAACGACAAAACAAGAACTATCCGGCATAGCGCAATTCCAGAGGTTTTGACGGGAGCTTTAGGCGCTGGAATTGGAGGTGTAGGTTCCTTCCTTGCGCTCTACGGTCTGGGTACAGTAGGCTTATCTGCGGCTGGTATCACTTCGGGTCTTGCCGCGGCAGGGGCTATCGTTGGCGGAGGAATGGTGGCGGGTGTGTTCGTCTTGGCTGCTCCGGTAGCTGCCCTTGCTGCGGGAGGGGTTGGTGTTGCCGCTCATCTCAAGAGCAAACAGCTCAGGCAAGAGAAAGAACGCCTCTATAAAGAGGCCATTCAAAAGCATGAAGGCATAATCAAGGCGCTAAAAGAGGAAGCCGATGCAGCCAAAGAGCGCATTGACTACTTGCAAAGCCTTAATATCCTTCTACAACAAGCGATCAAAGATTTGAGCAAGGATTTGGGCGTTGCATAGGAGGACGAATATGGGTAATCTGGTATTCAACAGCAAAGACTCCATGCAAAACCTCATAAAGCTTGTGAACGAAGCTGCCGAGGCGGTTGGAAAGGTTTTTGGCGGTGGAAAAGGGACCGGAGCATTTGTTTTGGCTGCTCCTGTGGCTGCATTGATCGTCTCCGGTGTTGCAGACTACATAGATGATAAACAACAAAAACAGATCCAAGCTGAAAAGGAGCGTCTTCAAAAAGAGGCAATAAGTAAGCAAGCGGCACTTATTCAAGCGTTAAGAGACGATGCACAGATGAGCCGCGAGCGTCAAGATTACTTGGAGTGCCTGAATCAGCAACTACAAAAAGCATTGGAGGATTTCCAGAGAGAGGCGGTACAGGATGAGCAAGTATAACTATTCGGATTTTGAAAGACAGTTGAATATGGTACTTGCACATCAGTCTGCGGAGCTTTCTGAAATACATTTCCCATCTACTGAAAGTGCCGATGCTTGTATTGCATCCAGCGAGGCGTTGTTGAGAAAGCTCGGTTATAAAATTGAAAAGCCTAATTTGCAGGTTGTCTCAAACAATCGAAGGACGGTGATTGTTCCTAAATGGGAATCCCTTTGCGTTGAAGCCGAGCGTCATGTTGGCACAGATTGCGATTTGGAATCACTTTTTACAGAAGATGAGTTGAGAGAAAACTCTGCCGCTGTCAGGAAGCTCAATGCCGAATATGCGGCACTAAATCGTCTTGACAGAATGGATGTTGCAATCAGTGCTTTTGCCGCTTTGACAAGCGCAGCTATTGACCTTCTTCTTGTGGGGATTCCGAAGAAGGGTCCAGAAGGATTGTCGGCTGGGACGCTCTCAAACTATATCCGGGACTATTTTGAGAAAAAATACCCGGAAGACGAAATGCAAAAGTTGGCTAACAGCAAAGAAAGCAAAGTGCCTTACGATGCGCAGGACAACCGGAATACCACTGAGTATGTTCAAGGCTTATCGGCATACTATCATCGGCTTCTCTCTCTGGGGCATGATCCATTGCTGGGGCTTGTTGTTGGCGTAATTGATATTCTTACAGGCAGGATGACAACAATCGACAAAGCCGGTAACATTGTCTCTCAGGTTATGGAGAATTATGCCGACCGGAAAGAGAGCGATATTTTTGCAGCGATTGCCAAGCAGATCATCCATTTCAAGACGGACATAACAACCTCGATGGGCTTACCGGCTCCGCTGATGGGACTTTTCAATCTTTTGCAATTTGGGAGCATCGGTGAAGAAGAACAGACGATTGCCGAGATTGTTCAAGGTATGTACTACGAGGGATATGACTTTATCCATTTTTGTTCTCAGTCCATTCCCGTTATGGTGTCCGAGGTAATCGTTCGACTTGGTTATGCGATAAAGCGTATCAAAGAAGGCAACAGCATTCGAGCATCTATTCCAATTTCGCTTAACCGAGAGAAACATCCCAAGTTGGCAACAATGCTGTTTATAGCTCATGCAGGAGCTACGGCTGCGAATGCCGGAAAGATTTACTTCACGAAAAATCCGATGGCAATAAACTATCCGCAGTGGCTTGCATTCGCCAAATATTCGTATTCGCAACTTAAATGGGTGATTATCAATAAGCCTGAGGCACAAAACGCCTATGTGATGGGAAAGTTGAATGACGAATTGTTTAGTGTGATTGACAGCACAAACGAGATGTTTGAGGATTTTACTAAAGACTACATTGTAGTCTTTGAGTGACTGAAACGGAGGCGCGTTTATTGAACCGCGAACAGTTCATACAATACATTTCAGATGAATATGGCGTTGATGAGGAATACCTCTTCGCTAAGCATCCGCTCTTTTGTGTGTTCCGGCATTCAAGCAACCGCAAGTGGTTTGCGGTTGTGATGGATGTGCCTAAAAACAAGCTGGGATTAGAGGGCGCAGATGCTCTTGATGTGGTAAACCTCAAATGCGACCCAATCCTCATCGGCTCGCTGCGGAAAGAACCCGGCATCTTCCCGGCTTACCACATGAGCAAAGCGAACTGGGTCTCAGTCGCCTTAGACGGCAGTGTGCCGGACGAACAGATAAAAATGTTGCTGGATATGAGCTATGACGCAACCGCGCCCAAGATAAAGAGAAAAGCCAAACAAAGCTGATACCGTTGAAAGGAGGCAGCCGGAGCATGAAGCAGCGCACCTATATCGCAATCGACCTAAAAAGCTTTTATGCTTCGGTCGAGTGCCGTGAAAGGAACTTAGACCCGCTGGACACAAACCTCGTCGTTGCAGATGAGAGTCGGACGGACAAGACCATCTGCCTTGCGGTCACACCCTCTCTCAAGAGCTACGGTATCTCCGGGCGTGGGAGGCTGTTTGAAGTCAAGCAGCGCGTCAAGGAAGCAAACGCCGGACGGCAGCATGACGCGCCGGGGCGAAAGCTGGAAGGCTCGTCGTATCTCTTCTCCGAGCTGCAAGAGAACCCGTCCCTTGCCATTGACTTCATCATCGCGCCGCCGCGCATGGCTTACTACATGGAGTACAGCACCCGCATCTATCAGGTTTACATGAAGTATGTTGCGCCAGAGGACATCATCGTCTACTCCATCGACGAGGTGTTCATGGATGTCACAGACTACCTCGCCACCTATAAGCTGTCTCCCCATGACCTCGCCATGAAGATCATTCTGGATGTCCTTTCGACAACTGGCATCACGGCAACTGCGGGGATTGGCACGAACCTCTACCTCTGCAAAGTGGCGATGGATATTGTCGCCAAGCACATTCCGGCAGATAAGAACGGAGTCCGCATTGCCGAGCTGGATGAGATGAGTTATCGCAAGACGCTTTGGTCACACCAGCCCCTCACCGATTTCTGGCGGGTAGGCAAAGGGTACGCCAAGAAACTTGAAGAGAACGGGATGTTCACGATGGGCGATGTCGCCCGCCGCTCCGTCACGGATGAGGACTTGCTTTACAAGCTTTTCGGAAAGAACGCGGAACTGCTAATCGACCATGCTTGGGGCTGGGAACCTTGCACGGTGGAGGCAGTCAAGGTGTACAAGCCGGAAAGCAACAGCTTGGGATCGGGACAGGTGCTACACCAGCCTTATGAGGCAGGCAAGGCGCGGCTCGTCCTCCGGGAAATGGCGGACAGCCTTTCAATGGATTTAGTGAGCAAGGGCTTTGTCACCGACCAGCTCGTTGTCACGATTGGCTATGACATTGAGAACCTGACCGACCCGGAACGCCGGAGGAAGTATCGCGGCGAAGTTGTGAAGGATCACTACGGGCGGCAGATACCGAAACACGCCCACGGCACAATCAATCTGGAACGCTACACCTCTTCCACGAAGCAGATCATGGATGCCGCCGGGGAATTGTTCGACCGGATCACAGACAAGAGCTTGCTCATCCGGCGGCTGAACATCACAGCGACCCATGTGATTGGCGAAGCCTCTGCACCTTCTTCCAAGGACAATTATGAGCAGCTTGATCTCTTCACCGATTATGCTGCGCTCGACGCGAAGCGCAAGCAGGAAGACGAAGAGCTGGCACGGGAAAAGAAAGTACAGCAAGCCATGCTCACCATCAAAAAGAAATTCGGGAAAAACGCCATTCTCAAGGGGATGAATCTTTCGGAGGGAGCGACGGCAAAGGACCGGAATGAACAGATTGGAGGTCACAAGGCATGAGCGATGATTACAAGGACATCATCAATCTCCCTCACCATGTCTCATCAAAAAGACCGCAGATGCCGATGCTGGACAGAGCCGCGCAGTTCTCTCCTTTCGCCGCTCTCACCGGGTACGATGACGCAATTCATGAAACAGGACGGCTGACAGATGAAAAGATCGACCTCAGTGAAGAGGAAAAAGAGGCGCTGGACAGAAAGCAGCAGATCCTCATGGAAAGGCTTGGCGACCATCCTGCGCTGACCATCACCTACTTCGTCCCGGACGCAAAGAAGTCCGGCGGGGCGTATGTGACAAAGAGCGGAAACCTCAAAAAGATAGACGAGTTTGAACGCCTGATGATGCTCATGGACGGGACGAAAATCCCGCTGGATAATGTCGCTGACATCGAGAGCGAATTGTTCCGCGATATGTTTTGAATGTCGCTTTCCATGCGACCAAACCGAAGACGATTTCTCCTATACTGTGACTGTAAGCAAAAGCAGTCACAGTTTTTCTATATGGGAGGATTCATCATGAAAAAGAACTTAACCGAGATCGTCTTTATCCTTGACCGCAGCGGCTCTATGAGCGGGCTGGAAGCCGACACCATCGGCGGCTTCAACTCCATGATTGAGAAGCAAAGGAAGGCAGACGGCGAAGCGCTTGTCTCCACTGTCCTCTTCGACAATATGAGCGAGGTGATCCATGACCGCGTGGACATCCGAGACATTAAGCCGATGACAGACAGGGACTATACCGTCCGGGGTTGCACTGCTCTTCTGGATGCCATCGGCGGTGCGATCCATCACATCGGCAATGTCCATAAGTATGCCCGACCGGAGGATGTCCCGGAGCATACGCTGTTTATTATCACCACGGACGGAATGGAGAATGCGAGCCGGTTTTACAGCAGCGACCAGGTGAAGCAGATGATCGAGCGGCAGAAGGCAAAGTACGACTGGGAGTTCCTGTTCTTCGGCGCAAACATTGACGCGGTGGAAACAGCGCGGCACTTTGGGATCGGAGCTGACCGGGCTGTCAATTACCACTCTGACAGCGCTGGGACGCAGCTCAACTTTGAAGTGCAGAGTGAAGCAATCTCTGCGGTCCGACAGAGCGCCCCGCTCGGCGCAGATTGGAAGCGCCGGATTGACGAGGACTACGAGAAACGCGGTAAAGGGAAAAAGAAATAAGCTGCACAAGCATGAGGGAAGGCGCTTTCGAGCGCCTTTTTTCTCGTCCATACCGCTAATTTCCTTATAAAATGTCCGTTGTAAAGTGAAGGGGATTTTTACGGGGAGAAGCACCGGGAATACGATTTTGAGAGAATAGCAAGCACAGCCGGTGTCCGTACACACGGCGATTTTCGAGTAAGGGAACCCTGCCCTTACTCTTCAAAATGCTTGTTGGGATGTCTCCCAAACCCTCTATCTTTACGAAAGGACAGATTGCCTATGGCAAATAGAACAAGGCCAATTCGCATTGAGTTTTGCGTATCGGAAAATGAGCATCGGATCATCAAATCAAAGATGGCGCAGCTCGGAACAAAGAATATGGGCGCGTATCTCAGAAAGATGGCGATTGACGGCTACATCATCAAGGTGGACTACACCCAGCAGAAGAAGCTTGCCGCCGCTGTCAGCCGTGCAGCGTCAAATATCAATCAGATTTGCCGCCGTATCAACTCAAAGGGAAACCTCTATGAGGATGATGTTGTGGAGCTGAAAGAGAGGCAAAAGGAAATATGGCAGTTACTAAAATCAAGCCAATCCGAGGAACTGTAAACAAGGCGCTTGCCTACATCCTCGACCCGGCGAAGACTGACGATCAGCTCTATGTTTCCTCTTTCGGCTGTGCTGCCAGCGACGCAGCGGCAAAGGAATTTGAGTGGACGCGAAACCTCGCTGCCCAGCAAGGAATGCAGATGCCGAAGGTGATTGCCCGACACCTGATTCAATCCTTCGACATCGGTGAGGTCACGCCGGAACAGGCGCATGAGATCGGCAAGCAGTTTGCCGACGAATGGCTGAAAGGCAAGTATGAGTATGTGGTCGCTACCCACATCGACAAGGGGCATTGCCATAATCACATCATCTTTAACGCTGTCAATTTTGTAGACTACCATGCCTATCGGAGTAACAAGCGGACATATCGGGAAATGCGCCAACTCAGCGATGAAATCTGTAAGGAGCACGGACTTTCCGTGATCCCGCCATCACAAAGCAAGGGCATGGACTACAAGGAATACACAGAGGCTAAACGCGGCACGAGCTGGAAGCAAAAGTTAAAGCAGACCATCGACCGCTGCATCATCACAGCGAAGGACTACGATGAGTTTTTGAAGCTCATGCAGGAAGCCGGATATGAAATCAAGACCGGAAAATACATCTCCTTCCGTGCTGAGGGACAGGAGCGTTTTACCCGTGCGAAGACCATCGGCGATAACTACACCGAGGACCGGATCAAAGAGCGCATTCAGGGGCGCGGGAACCGCAAGCGCCAGATGCAGACCTCTCGCCGGGGTATCTCCCTCATCAGCGACATTCAGGAGCGCATCCAGCTCATCGGCAGCAAAGGTTACGAACACAAAGCGAAACTCACCATTCTCAAAGAGGCTGCGCGTACTCTCAACTACCTGACTGAGAACAACCTTCTGCAATATGCTGACCTTGAAAAGAAAGCCGAGGACATTCACAGTTCCTATGCCCGCACCGGCAACGAGCTGAAAAATGTTGAAGCCAGACTGCGAGAGGTACAGCCGCTTATCAAAAACATCTCGAACTACCAGCGGCTCAAACCGGTTTATGATGCCTATATGAAGGCGGCAGACAGACCAGCATACCGTGCCAAACACGAAGCAGAGCTTGTCATCTATGAGGCGGCAAAGAGCACTCTTCTCGCCATACAGGGCGACGGAAAATTGCCGAGCTTGAAATCTCTACAAGCCGAACAGCAACGGCTCGTGGATGAGCAGCAGCATCTTTATGACGAACGCGCCAAGCTGAAAAAGGAAGCACGCCTGATTGACACAATGAAGGCGAATGTGGATGATTTCCTCAGTCCCTCGCTGGCAAAGGAACAGGAAAAATCCCGCAGTGGAGAACTCGAATAAACAACAAGGCTCACTGCTCACTTTGGGGAGTGAGCCTTTCACATTTTACAACGCAAAACAACGAGAGAATACAGTAAATCACATTGATTATTCTATTCTCCCGTGGTAAATTGATAATACATAGACTGAATCGTAAAGAACGACTTCTCAGATCCTTGCGTGAACTTAACGATGCCCATAATCTGATAGACTGTCAGCCATTCTTTCGATTACACGGAAGGAGATACAATGTTTCAGAAAGTGATTTATAAAAGGCAATACAATAAACCTACAATAGAGGAAATAGAAGCTGAGATAGCCGATGAACCTGTACCAGCCGAAGTAAAAGAACCCGCTCCGTCAAAAGATAAATATTCATCAAAAGACATATTCAAACAGCTCAATGAGGGCGCAGTTTATGTGCCGCTTCCTGAGCGGAAACCTATCGCCAAGGTATTTATCAGTCAAGCCATCGAAATATCTGAGAACTACCAAATTGACACTGAAATCAGACAAGGTGCCGGGACAGTCACGGTAATTTTCTCATTCGATTGCGGCGGTGCAGTGGGCTTCTTGAAAAGCGTGATCCAGTATGCCGATGACATTTCTTTCTTCTCAAGCACAAATGGATATGAGATCGTCCTTGCTCTCGATTTTTACACTTACGCATTATACCGGCACGGAAGGAAGATGCGTCCCTGACTATTTTGGCCTGTGCATTGCGCAGGCTTTTTATTATTGTGCAGCAATCCAAGAACTTGAAATTTATTTTGAATTTTCGGACGGATGAATTGCGTTTGTGGAGCTTTCGATGTATAATAAAATGAGGGTCACTATAAACGGTTGAGTGAGGTGCAGTGATGAAGATAAGCTACAAGAAATTATGGGTAATGCTGATTGAACGAGAGATTCCGAAGGCGGTTTTTCGGAAAGAAATCGAGCTTTCGCCGGGTACCATGAGCAAGCTTAATAAGAATGAAGAGGTTGCCCTTTCTGTCTTGCTGCGCATCTGTGAGTATCTGAATTGTGACATCGGGGACATTTGCGAAGCGATCCATACGGACAAGTGAGCCACGCACTGTGCATTCTATATATCGTAAAAAAGGACTACGGAGGTAGCTTCAATGGCTGAAACGAATACAAGCAATATTGGATTTGAAAAACAGATTTGGGATGCAGCTTGCGTCCTTCGCGGCAACATCGACGCTTCGGAATACAAGTCGGTTGTTCTCGGGTTGATTTTTTTGAAATACATCTCAGACCGCTTCGAGGCGAAGTATCAGGAGCTTGTTGCTGAGGGCGACGGCTTTGAAGAGGATAAGGACGAATACACGGCGGAGAATATCTTCTTTGTACCGGAAAACGCAAGATGGAGCGTCATATCTGCCGCTGCGCACACGCCTGAGATCGGCACAGTCATCGACGAGGCCATGCGGAGCATTGAGAAGGAAAACAAGCGGCTCAAAGACATCCTCCCCAAAAACTTTGCCCGTCCTGAGCTGGATAAGCGGCGGCTCGGTGAGGTCGTTGACCTCTTTACTAATATCCAGATGATCGACCACGGGAACAGCAAGGATATTCTCGGCCGCACTTATGAGTATTGCCTTGCCAAATTCGCCGAACAGGAAGGTAAACTCGCTGGTGAGTTCTATACACCGTCCTGTGTTGTTCGCACCCTTGTTGAGGTATTACAGCCATACAATGGCCGTGTCTACGACCCCTGCTGCGGGTCTGGCGGTATGTTTGTCCAGTCCTCTAAGTTCATCGAAAATCACGGCGGGAATATCAAGAACATCTCTGTGTATGGTCAGGACTCCAACCCTACCACATGGAAGCTGGCACAGATGAATCTTGCCATTCGCGGCATCGAAGCTGACCTTGGCAAATTTAGCGCGGACACATTCTTCAACGACTGTCACCCGCAGCTCAAGGCAGATTTCATTATGGCGAATCCTCCCTTCAACCTTTCCGGCTGGGGACAAGACAAGCTGCTGGATGATGTGCGCTGGCAATACGGAACGCCTCCGGCCAACAACGCCAACTTTGCTTGGTTGCAGCACATGATCTGGCATCTCGCGCCAAACGGGCGAATCGGCATGGTGCTTGCGAATGGCTCGCTGTCCTCTCAGTCTGGCGGTGAAGGCGAGATCCGCAAGAACATCATCAACGCTGACCTTGTGGACTGCATTGTCGCTATGCCGTCCCAGCTCTTCTACACAACACAGATTCCGGTGTCGCTTTGGTTCCTTGCCAAGAATAAAAAGCAAAAGGGCAAGACGCTGTTCATCGACGCAAGAAAGCTCGGCACGATGGTCACGCGAAAGCTGCGCGAGCTGACAGATGCGGACATCCAGAGGATTGCGGACACCTACAACGCATTTGTTGTCGGCACTCTTGAAGATGAAAAGGGCTTCTGTGCTGTTGTGACTACTCAGGATATTGACAAGCAGGATTATATCCTCACGCCGGGGCGCTATGTTGGCATCGAGGAACAGGAAGATGACGGCGAACCGTTTGAGGAAAAGATGAGCCGCTTGACCTCTGAGCTTTCCGAGCTGTTTGCGAAATCCCATGAGCTTGAGGCCGAGATCAAAGAGAGATTGGGGACGATTGGGTATGACATTTAATTTCAGGTCTATACCAATAGGAGAACTATGCCAAGGAATTTACGATGGCCCTCACGCCACACCGGCTCCAAGCGATTCAGGTGCTATTTTTCTGGGAATATCCAATTTTGTAAATGGGAAACTAAATCTGAGTCCATCAAACATTAGATATATTTCAGAAGAAGATTACCCTAAGTGGACAAAGCGAGTGACTCCTAAGGCCCATGACATTGTTTTTTCCTACGAGGCGACGCTGAACCTTTATGCGATTATACCTGATGGATTTCGCGGGTGCTTAGGAAGAAGAATGGCGCTCATGCGTCCAGATGAGGGTGTTGTGGATTATAGGTTTCTCTATTACTATATGTTCTCACCTGCTTGGCGGGAGGAAGTTGAGCGCTATAAAGTAAACGGTTCCACAGTTGACCGAATACCATTGGTTTCATTCCCATCCTTTCGCGTTGACTTACCAAATATGCGTACTCAGAAAGCTATTGCTGATATTTTATTTGCGATAGATCAAAAGATAGATAGCAATAGCAGGGTAAACGATAATTTAGCGGCTTAGAGCTGGATGTCGGAGACATCGATCTCGCCGGACATCAGTTTCGGCAAAAGACTATCTCGCAGCCGTTTGAGCCTGTCATTTTCAATGGTATTGCATTTTATCTGCTCAAGCATAGGTGAAACAATACCTTGGTACTCGGCTATCTCTTCGGCATTAGGTAAAACCAGTTCAAAAGCAAGGGTGTCAGATGGCGTAGTCCTTTGCCTACTGCCTGTCGATCCAGTAACATGACTACACATAAAATCTGAAAACGAAGCGCTGTCAATAACCGAATATAAGAAATCAGTGATTTCTTGACTTTTGGCTTTATAGACAATGAACTCAGTTGAGCAGACGGCATTTTCAGTTAGGCAATAAGGTTTCCAGACGCGCTTTGTTGTCGGATTCAACTTGGAAATCATAAAGCAGGAGTCATCGACGATAAACTTGTTGCTCTTAATCGCGGTCGATGGCTCAAACACAGGAAAATGCGCCTCATCAAAAGCAGGGATGCTGTAATGCTCAAGTAGCATTTCCGGCTCTTTAGCTGGATTGAAGCTCTTTTTGGAGATAGTTGCCACATCGCCGAGCCGTACAATGCGCCAGCCAACGGGTAATTTGTCGCGATCTATTGTTTCAAACCGCTCGTGGTATAGCAGCTCGGCTTGCTGCTCTAAATTATCGTTTACCGCCTTATTAACTCTCATCAGTGGCGAGAGTCACTTCAAAGGAACTGCCACTGTTCATCGTTCTCTTAAATACAAAGGAGAACGACGATGAAAGAACAACTTATCCAAGAGATACAGCGTAAAATGCTGCCGTATCTCAACAACGAACAACTATTGCAGTTAGGTGATGCTTTAACCGAAGCTCTACAAGGAGTGAGCGTAAGTTATGAAGACGCCACCCCAAAGAAGGAAGAACGGGATGCCGTTGAAGCGTTCATTACTGCCAAGCGCATTGAAGGTTGCTCCGAGAAGACCTTGAAGTATTACCGTAAGACGATTGAATCCATGCTGTTTGCCATCGCCAAGAAGGCCAGTCAGGTGACAACGGAAGACCTCCGCAAATACCTGACTACCTACCAGACACAGCGCAGGTCCAGCAAGGTGACGATTGACAATATCCGCCGCATACTGTCCAGCTTCTTTTCATGGCTTGAAGACGAAGACTTCATCTTGAAAAGTCCGGTACGCCGGATTCACAAGGTAAAGACGGCGAAGGTGGTCAAAGACACCTACACGGATGAAGCGTTAGAGCTGATGCGGGATAGCTGTACGAACACAAGGGATTTGGCAATCATTGACCTACTCGCTTCCTCTGGGATGCGTGTTGGAGAGATGGTAATGCTGAACCGAGAGGACATCGACTTCAACGAGCGGGAATGCGTTGTGATCGGTAAGGGCAACAAAGAGCGCCTTGTCTACTTCGATGCAAGGACAAAAATCCATTTGCAGAACTACCTCAACGAGCGCACGGATGCAAACCCGGCACTGTTCGTCTCGTTGAAAGCCCCGCACGACCGGCTGATGATCGGGGGCGTGGAGACACGGCTTCGAGAGCTGGGAAAACGCTTGAATTTGCCCAAAGTACACCCACACAAATTCCGGCGAACGCTGGCAACCTCAGCCATAGATAAGGGAATGCCCATAGAGCAAGTCCAGCAGCTCTTAGGGCATCAGAAGATCGATACGACCATGCACTATGCGATGGTGAAACAACAAAATGTGAAGCTGGCACATAGAAAATACATCGGATAGGATGGTGAATTATGCAGTACAAACTTTTAGGTGAGTTGGTAAATCGAAAAATCGGATATGGAATTGTTCAGCCCGGGCAAAGTGTACCGAATGGAGTCCCGGTGATTAAAGTAAACAACCTGATTGCAGGATTAAACTCGCCTCTGGAATTAGATACTACAACACATGAAAATGATTCCAAGTACTCCCGGACTCGTTTGCACGGTGGAGAGCTGATCATAAGTGTTGTCGGAACGATTGGAAAAACAGCTATCGTTCCCAAATCGTTCGATGGCTGTAATCTGGTCAGAGCCACTGCGTTAATCGACATTGACAACGAACTAATAGCAAAATGGGTAAAATATTATATTGATTCTTCGGCTGGGCAATCTTATATTGAACAAAACCTTAACACAACCGTTCAGCCAACACTGAATATAAAATCTCTTGTACAAATGCCCATCCCATTTTTTGATGAAAGCATTATGAAGGGTACAGTCAGCCTGCTAAGTTCTCTTGATGACAAAATACGGGTGAACAACAAGATAAACGATAATTTACTTGGGCAAATGCAAGCTCTCTACAGGTCATGGTTTGTCGATTTTCTTCCCTTTGGCGGTTCAAAACCGAGAACATGGACAGAGACAGATATTTACTCATTGGCAAATATCATTTATGGAGCGCCCTTTAAGTCTAAGCAATTTAACACAGATGGTGTTGGAACACCGATCATTCGTATTCGAGACTTGAAGGATCAGCAATTTGCTACATATACTACCGAAATTCATCCCAAAGGTTACTTATTACAACCGGGCGACATTGTTGTCGGTATGGATGGTGAGTTCCGTCCCTATATTTGGGGAAATGATGGGGCATGGCTCAATCAACGAGTTTGTGTATTCGAGAATAAGCGTCCGAACGGAAAAGCTTTTCTGTATTTCACAATAAAGCCCCTTCTATATGGGATTGAACAAACTCAAGTAGCAACGACAGTCATTCACATTGGCAAAAAGGACTTTGATGCGTTTGAAATCACATTGCCGGATGCTTCTACATTAGATGATTTCGATGCCCTTACAACGCCAATGATGAGAGTAATTGTATCAAACTGCTTTGAAAACAAGAGATTAGCCGCTTTAAGGGATATTCTCTTGCCCAAGCTGATGTCCGGTGAGATCGATGTCTCTGACATCCAGCTCTAAGCCGCTAAATTATCGTTTATCGCCCTTGTCGCATTGCGAGCGACCACGCGCTGCCAAAACGCGGTATAATATGATTTGAAAATGGGAGGTATGTGCAATGGATATACAAGAAACAATCAGTCGCGCCAGAAGAGACTATAAGGACTATCTGCGCGAGAAACACCCGGACTGGGCAGAAAGCACCCTGAGCACCCATGTTTCTGATGCCTTCTACCTGTATCAGAATACCATTGCCCTCTCCTTCTGGAAGTGTTTTGAGAGCGATGAGTCGATGGCAGCGGCAAAGCAGGATATACTCGACTATCTGAAAAATGATGTGATGTCGGAACGCTCCGAGGAACGCGCAGCCGGATATTTCAATGATCTCAAGATGCTCAAAGAGTTCCTGGATGCAAAAGGCGGAGTAAGGAACTATGTGGGGCCTGAGTATAATTGCGAAGTGACCGTCTACAAGTACGCAAAAATGGCTTACGATGGAGCGCTTTCTTCCGATGACGCTGTTGCGGCCATGTGCAAAGAAGTTCCGTTCTTCGGGGAAACATCCCATAAGCTCATGGTCATGCTGTTTGCATCCATGATGGAGGGAATAAGGTACACCCGCCGGGGCAATACAGAAACAACGATTTACTTCATCGTCCATATCGGACAGGACTATGGCAAGGATCGCATGGTCAATGCCTTAAAGGCCACCCATGACAACATAACCTATTACTATGAGCAGACCGGAAACAAGTCGAACAGCATTCGCCGTGGCTGCACAAAGGTAGTCAAGGACAACAATATTGATATGGATTTCAGCGAGAAGATGTTTGAGGGCATCATCCCGAAGGAATCCTCTGATACTGCCCTCACGGTCGATGACACAGCCGTCCGGTATTGGCTGTATGCTGCTGGCGATGGCTCCGTCAACTGGGAGAACGATTATGCTGAGGGTATTATGGCTATCGGCTGGGATGACATGGGCGATCTCATGCAGTACAGCTCCAAGGAAGAAATGCGAGCGAAGATGCGGGAAGTCTATGGAGGGACAAGTTCGTATAAAAATCAAGTACACGCCACATGGCAGTTTGCAAATGACATCAAACCCGGCGACATCATCTTCGTCAAAAAGGGCAGAAAAGAAATCATTGGCAGAGGCGTTGTTGAGGGCGAGTATGTATATGATCCCACCCGCGAGCACTACCGTAACACCCGCACCGTCCGATGGACTGACAAAGGGTTGTGGGAGCATCCTGAGCAGTTGGCGATGAAGACACTGACTGATGTAACGCCTTATACCGATTTTGTGAAGAAGACGCAAAGCCTCTTTGATGGAGAAAGCACAAATGTTGCTATCCAAGATGAGTATGAAGAGGAACGGACATACGATCCATATACCGCAGACGATTTCCTGCATGATGTGTTTATGGATGAAGACCGCTACAACATCCTCAAGGCTCTCTTGCTGACGAAAAAGAATGTGATCCTCCAAGGCGCACCTGGCGTCGGAAAAACCTTTGCGGCAAAGAGGCTTGCCTATTCTATCATGGGCGAGAAAGACACGAACCGTGTCAAGATGGTGCAATTCCATCAGAGTTACAGCTACGAAGACTTTATCATGGGCTTCCGCCCCACGGAAACAGGCTTCGAGTTGAAGAAAGGCGTTTTCTATGAGTTCTGCCGCAAGGCCGCAGAAGATGACCGTCCCTACTTCTTCATCATTGACGAGATCAACCGAGGTAACTTGAGTAAGATTTTTGGCGAGCTGTTCATGCTCATTGAAAGCGATAAGCGCGGAGTTGAGTTGCAGCTTCTCTACGCGGACGAGCAGTTCTCCATTCCAAGCAATGTTTACATCATCGGCATGATGAATACAGCAGACCGAAGCCTTGCTATGCTGGACTATGCACTACGCCGCCGTTTTGCCTTCTTTGAGATGACACCGGCATTTAACTCGTCTGGTTTCAGGGCATATAGAGCGAAGATCAACAATCCGAAGTTTGACCGGCTGATTGTCACAGTGGAGCAGCTTAATGATGCGATAGCGACTGATGATTCGCTGGGCGAAGGTTTCTGCATCGGCCATAGTTATTTCTGTACGAACGCCACAGTCACAGACGATTGGATGAAGTCCGTAGTAGAGTTTGAGCTGATCCCGCTGCTCAAAGAATACTGGTTTGATGAAGCCGCGAAAGTCAAGGATTGGAGCCGCACTCTTCGTGAGGTGGTCAAATGATTCCCATTCGCAACATCTACTATATGCTGGCCTATGCGTTCCAAGTGTTGCACGAGCAAGGCTATAAGGATGTTGCCGCTGAGGATTTCCGAAACACCGCAGAGTTGCTGGCTGCTATCCTATGCAAAGGCGTGTCTGTTCAGATTAAGCGGGGCTTATGTAGACAGTACATAACAAAGGAAGAGCCGCTGGCTTCCCCAAGAGGAAAGCTTGAAATTGGAGAATCCATCAAAACCCAAGTCCTTCGTAAAAAACAGCTCGTCTGCGCCTATGATGAGTTTTCGGTTAATGCCTATACAAATCGCATTATCAAAACGACAATGGCCGTCCTGCTCCGTGCAGATATTTCAAAGACGAGGAAAAAGGAAATCCGCAAGCTGCTTGTCTTCTTCGATGGCGTAGATACTTTGGACGCTCATAACATCAACTGGAACATCCAATATGACCGAAATAATCAGACCTACCGGATGATAATTGAAATATGCCGGTTTGTTCTGAAAGGACTGCTGCAAACGACCGCAGACGGCTCTACCCGCATCATGGATTATGCGGATGACATGACAATGGCAAAGCTGTATGAGAAATTCATACTGGGCTATTATCAGCGGGAGCACCCGGACATCCGTGCGTATTCCCCACAAATCGCTTGGCAAGTGACAGATGGGTACAGAACGCTTCTGCCTACCATGCAGTCCGACATCGTGCTTTCAAACAAGAAAGCTGGAAAGACGCTTATAATCGACGCAAAGTTCTACACGCACAATATGCAGATGAAAGCACCCTATATGACGCAAACGCTCCACTCAGGGAATTTGTATCAGATTTTCACCTATGTCAAGAACTGGGATGCAGCGCCCGGAGAAACGGTAGCGGGGATGCTTCTATACGCCAAGACAGATGATGCCGTTCAGCCGGATGGAGATTACCAGATGAGCGGCAATCAGATCAGCGTAAAAACGCTTGATATGAACTGCGAGTTCGCTGTGATCGCAGGACAGCTTGACACGATTGCAGAAAGGGTTAGATGATAACACAGCAGATCGAACAAAGGAGCAACAGAAATGGCAGGATATTATACCGAATCAAATTACGAGAATGCAGTTCTCCAATTACTCAACGAAGGGCTTGGCTACACCTATGTCTACGGACCGGATGTAGAGCGTGATTATCACTCTCCGCTCTACGAGGATGTTCTGTTGCCAGCTTTGCAGCGCATCAATAAGGGCTTGCCTCTGGATGCTATCAACGAGGCCATCTACAAGCTCAAGAACTTTGAGTCCGGCTCATTGCTGCAAAAGAACATGACCTTTACCGACTATCTGCAAAACGGTATCTCTGTAAAATATTTTGTAAATGGCGAGGAACGCTCCACCCTCGTCTACCTTGTTGATTTCAAAAATCCTGCCAATAATGACTTTACCGTCGCCAACCAGTGGACTTTCATCGAAAACTCCGAAAAACGCCCGGATGTCATTCTCTTCATCAATGGTCTGCCCCTTGTCGTAGTGGAGCTGAAATCTCCCTCCCGCGAAGAGACAGATGCTTCCGACGCATATCGCCAGCTCCGCAATTATATGTACGAGATCCCCTCCATGTTTATTTACAATGAGGTCTGCGTCATGAGCGATATGACTACCTCAAAGGCCGGAACCATCACTTCCGGTGAAGACCGCTTCATGGAGTGGAAAACAACGGACGGCAGCTACGAGAACACACAGTACGCAGCCTTTGACACCTTCTTTGAGGGACTGTTTGAGAAGAACCGATTCCTCGACATCCTGAAAAACTTTATCTGCTTCAATGTGGACGGCGAGAAAACATTCAAAGTGCTTGCCGCCTACCATCAGTATTTTGCCGTCAAGAAGGCGATTGCTTCCACTCAAAAGGCAACCGTCACAGATGGCAAAGGCGGTGTGTTCTGGCACACGCAGGGCAGCGGGAAATCGCTGTCTATGGTGTTCTATGCCCACTATCTGCAAGAGGCATTGGAAAGCCCAACAATCGTTGTGATCACAGACCGAAACGACTTGGATGACCAGCTCTACGGCCAGTTTGCCCGCTGCAAGGATTTCTTACGCCAAACGCCGCAACACGCTCAAAGCCGAACCCACCTGAAAGAGCTGCTTGCAAACCGTCAGGCTAACGGCATCATCTTCACTACCATGCAGAAGTTTGAGGAAAGCGGTGAGCCTCTTTCTGAGCGTCGGAATATCATCGTCATGGCGGATGAGGCGCACCGCAGTCAATACGGATTAACAGAGAAAGTTGTAGTGCGCCAGAAGGAAGACGGCGAGGTCGAAGCAAAGACAATTATCGGCACTGCCCGGATTATTCGTGATAGTCTTCCAAACGCTACATACATTGGCTTCACCGGCACTCCCATCTCTTCTAAAGATCGGAGCACCCGGGAGGTGTTCGGTGATTATATCGACATTTACGATATGACTCAGGCAGTTGAGGATGGAGCGACCAGACCGGTTTACTATGAAAGCCGCGTCATCCATCTCAAGCTTGATGAAAAGACCCTGCATCTTATTGACGATGAGTATGACCTGATGGCAGAGAATGCCGATCCTTATGTTATCGAAAAGAGCAAAAAGGAACTTGGCCAGATGGAGGCAATTCTGGGGGCTGACCAGACGATCCGTTCTCTGGTAGACGATATTCTCGACCATTACGAAAACTATCGCGCCAATATTCTGACCGGAAAAGCGATGATTGTTGCCTACTCCCGCCCCATCGCCATGAAGATATACAAGCGGATTTTGGAACTGCGTCCTGCTTGGACGGAAAAGGTCGCAGTTGTCATGACGCAGGGCAACAACGATCCCGAAGAATGGCGTGAAGTAATCGGCAATAAGGCTCACAAAGAAGATATGGCGAGAAAGTTCAAAGACAACGACTCGCCGCTTAAAATCGCTATCGTTGTGGATATGTGGTTGACCGGCTTTGATGTTCCTTCCCTTGCCACAATGTATGTCTATAAGCCGATGGCCGGTCACAACCTCATGCAGGCTATCGCTCGTGTCAACCGCGTTTTCAAGGATAAGGAAGGCGGCTTGGTTGTTGACTATGTGGGCATCGCTGCTGCGCTGAAACAGGCTATGAATGACTATACGGCGCGGGACAAGAAGAACTACGGTGACACGGATGTCAGCAAGGCTGCATATCCGAAATTCCTTGAGAAACTGTCCGTGTGCCGTGATCTATTCTACGGTTATAACTACGATAAGTTCATGACTGGAACTGACCTTGATAAGGCGAAGGCGATTACCGGAGGTGTAAACTACATCCTTGGCAAGAGCGTTGCAGAGCAAGACCTTCCCGACAAGGAGAAGACGCAAAACATCTACATCAAGGAGGCGTTGCTTCTCAAACAGGCACTTTCGCTGTGCGGTAGCTTGGTAGATGAAAAGACACGCTTTGAAGCAGCATTCTTTGAATCTGTCCGAACGATGATTGTCCGGCTTCTGTCCGGCGGTACGGGTAAGAAGTTTACGCTGCCGGAAGTAAACGAGCGGATCAATGAGCTGCTGAAACACAGTATCAAGAGTGAGGGCGTAATCAACCTCTTCTCGGATGTGAAGGCGGAGTTTTCGCTGTTCGATCCGAAGTTCCTTGAAGAGATTGCCAACATGAAGGAAAAAAACCTTGCTGTTGAACTCTTGAAAAAGCTGATTGCCGAACAGGTGTCGGTTTACCGGCGAACCAATATTGTCAAATCGGAGAAGTTTTCTGAACTTATTCAGGGTGCAATGAACCGATACCTGAATGGGATGCTGACCAATGAGGAAGTCATTCAGGAGCTTTTGAAGCTTGCCAAAGAAATTGCCGATGCAAACGCAGAGGGCGAAAAGCTGGGATTGACCGCCGACGAGCTTGCATTCTACGATGCTCTGACCAAGCCCCAAGCCATCAAAGACTTCTACGAACATGACGAACTGATTGCAATTACAAAAGAGCTGACCGATCTGCTCCGTAAGAACCGGACAATAGACTGGCAGAAGAAAGAAAGCGCCAGAGCCGGTATGCGCCGGTTGGTCAAGCGCCTTCTCAAAAAACACAAATACCCGCCAGAGGGCATGGATGACGCAGTTCAGACCGTGATGAGCCAATGTGAAATGTGGACGGATAATGTAATGACTGTGTGACTATTCATCGTCTACTGTTCGTTATCAACGCTATGCCTCGAAAGGAACATAATATGGATGTCCGCGAAACAACAGAGCTGGATGAAGATGAGCGCATTATCACGATTGCAGATGGCAGCGATACTGGAATCGTAAATGCTCAAGTCCCCGAAGCAGATATAATCAGGTATAAAGACAGCACCTATGAGATTGTTTCTAAGATTGCCTATTTGATTGGTGTGCCAAAGCGGATTTTTGAGAATGAGCACGAGCCGCCGAAAATGGAAGTTTATGAACGGCTTGAACAGGACAAGGCGGCTCGGATAATCCGCCACCTTTGCATTATCCGAACGGCCATAGAGCGGAATTTCAAACACATCAATGAAAAGATGCGGTTTGACTATACTTCAATTTACAATCTCCCTGAATATATTCCGCCAGCCAGCATGAAACAGCTCAGTGCTGATGGAGTCAATTTTGTCCGAAAGAGCAGCAAAAAGCTTTGCCATCATGTTATTGAGATCAACAAGTTGATAGCTGATAGGATTAACAACTGCAAAAAGCTATTTCCTCTTTGGCTAAATTGGCAATATGTAAAAAATCTTTTTGTGATGCCCAATGGTCTAACAGAGGATGGGACAAAGGCCGCTGCGGATATTTACTACTCGCATTTGCTTTTCTATCCGTATCAGGTTTACATCAACTGGACTCCTAAAGAAGAAGGGAACATTCTCTATAACGACAAGAAATTTGTCACCTTGCTCTACCAATGGAATAATGACTATTTCACAGAATATAGCAAGGTATCAGACGCAGGGAGCTATGTTAAGGGAAGCATCTATGAGTTTATAGAAAGCAGCGAGAAAGTTGTCATCGTGGTAGATTGCGAAAATTCAGACCCATACAAACTTTGTGCAACGCTGAGGAATCTTGACCGTCAATATACGAAGAAGATTTCTTCAATCATCTTGTTTGATGATGTTCATGCTGCATCTGCGTGGCGCATTTTGGAGAGCTTCACCGCAATCCCTGTTGAGCACATGATGATCGAACGAGTGAAGCAAAATAAATCCCTTGTTGATGTGATGCTTATTTCAAGAACCTGTCAGGAACACTATAAAAACAATGTGGATTCCTTCATCCTTGTGTCAAGCGACTCGGACTACTGGGGGCTGATTTCGTCTCTGCAAGATGCCCGTTTTCTTGTCATGATCGAACGGGAGAGCTGCGGGCCAGACTTGAAAAATGCACTTTCAGATGCCGGAATATTCTACTGCTACATAGATGACTTCTATTCAGGGAATACCGAAGACATCAAGCAAGGCGCACTCTTTAAGGAGATGTATCGGTACATCGACAATGCCGTCAGACTCAACATATTTGAGATGTTTGATGAAGCAATACGCACAACACGGATTGAAATGAGTTCAGCAGAAAAACAGCAATTCATTTCTCAATATGTGAAAACGATGCAGATGAGGATTACCGACAGTGGCGATGTGGTCTTGGAGTTCAAACGAAAATAAGCGGAGGTGTAAAATTTATGATGGACGAATTATGGCGCGAAGAGGAAAAGAAAACATTAGAGAGGATTGCCAAGCTGACCGAATTGGGAAAAGTCAAATGGGAATGCGTAGAATACAATCCGCTGTGTTTCATGAATGAGGACAAGGTGGATGAAACCTCTGCTTATTTGTGCCAGATGTTTACTCTGACAGCGGAAATCGGTGGGATGCCTTACGAGCTTGAAATAGCCGAATACATTACCGTACCTGACGGGAAGGGCGATATTGCGCTTACCTTAACACGAGATGTCCCTGATGATTTTATGAAGATTGATTCCATACTGTCCAGTGATGTTGATGAATATGAAAACTGTGAGCCGAGCGAGATAGGTAAACGATACAAAAATGATCCTGCCATGCGGCTAACAGAAGCCATCGTCCCCGTAGTAATTGAGTCCGAAGCTGTTCAAGACACTTTTGAATGGGCTAGGTTCATCAATGAAAATGGAATTGCAGATGAGATTCTTAATCATCCAGTGGTTCGGCTTGCCGAAAAGCTGTTTAATAAACACCGCCTTCTCGACTACCACCGGATTCTTTTCGACATCCCTTATAGGGAAAAATTGATCTCAGAATAAAGAATAAGCCGCAGTCCCCACAATGGGAACTGCGGCTTATTCAATTCATTGCTGGCTAATTACCAGATTATATGTTTTCTACCACAAGCGTTATGGGATTGATGACACGCACCGGCTTACCTTGCTGTTGTGCATACTGTACGGTTTTCCCTGTGCCACTCGGTTTACCGTTCCATACCGCAATAATGTAATCAGCCTGGTCCACCATATAACGATTGCGCTTGTGCATACAATCCGGGGTATAACGCTGCTGCAAAAGCGTTTCTTTGTCGCATTTGGAGGCTATATCAAAGTACCGATCCCTGAGCGCCTCGCTCCATTTCTCAGCTTGTGTTTCGCAAGGAATGGCACACTCAAGCGTAATGCTATTATAAGCCGATTTCAAGCCAAGGACGATCTCAGCCGCAAACATATCAACGCCGATTGCCATACCGGTGATAAAGTGCGTAACGCCATTCTCTTCAATCTGCCTGATTATTTCATCTCTGAGCTTCTGCTTGAGTGCAATACATCTTTCGTCTGCCTCATTGAATCCAAACGGGAGGCTCTGGGGTCTGTGGCCGGTAAATGCACATTTCTTTGACTTCATATCTCATCTCTCCAACTGTGTGTTTTAGCGTTATTCTCATTCGCTTATCCATAGTATAGCATGAAGAGATGCAGAAGTCAGTCGAAATACGCGGTAAAAGAAAAAACTGCGCCGAATAAGCGCAGTTCAATGACGAATGTTATTTTTCATTCTCTTTTTCTTGACGGATCAGGAGTTCAACTATTTGGAGAATGCGATTTTGAGCATCAACCGAAAGGGTGCCCAATTCATTCGAGAGCTGTGTTGCCTTATACTCTGTCGTGTGGTCGAGTACATCACAGAAGATGGCATCCGCAGATACCTCAAGAGCGTTAAGCAACAATATCAAATTTTCACAACGGGGAAAAGATGCGCCCCGTTCTAAGGTTGAAATATAGTTTGCAGTGAATCCGGTCTTTTCGGCAAACTCTTCCTGCGTAAGGCCGAGGCGTTCGCGGCACTGCTTGATCCGCTTGCCTATTCGCTTATCTATCATGACAACTACCATGCCCTTTTCTGTATCGTTCATAGTAATTATATGGACAAGCGGCACAGTTATACAGAAACGCTAATCCACTCTCAATGTATTAGCGACATAGTGCGGGCGAAATTCGTGAAAGAATCACAAAAAAAGAGCCTCCGCCGACACCCGCAAGGGCATCGACCGAGGCTCTTCACTTTTGATAAAAATTCGACCTTTATTCTGACATTTCAGGCATTTGGAGCTTAGACAGGAAAACATACGAGGCAATGCGTCATCTCTGCTCAGAGGGCAGGAAATCAGCGATTTTCAACCTTAAATCCGACAGATTTTGGCTTTGTCCCGAGCGCTTGGAAAAGTAATGCGGACAGGCGATGATAACGGCGCGGAAGCTCTGCTTGCAAGGATGAACGCAGCGGCGACACAGGTCATTGTATTTGCGGCGACCGTCGCTGCCTAAAAAGAAGCTCCATTCGAGCTTCCATTTCTTACTCCGGCTCATAACTCACGCTCGCTCTTCTTCTCCTTGTGGAGAGAAGGCTTATCCTTCTGCTGGGCGGTTTTGGCGGATTTCAGCCGATCCATGATAGAGGTTTTCTCGCCCTTCTCGCTCGCTTTGTCTTCCTTCGGACCGTTGTTGATGATCCCGTCGATCATGCCGTAGTCATCCTCAAGCGACATTTCAGCAGCTTTGAGCGGATTCTGCTTTTCCAGCTCGGCCACCCAATCCGCTTTCTCCACACCGAAGATACCGCCTTTTGCGGCATGTTCCTTGATCTCCTTGGCGTCCAGAACCAGCCCCTCGGTATCGTCGCCGTACAGCCGGTAAATCTGGCACGACTTCATGACCTCAGCCGCAGCCTCTTCCCGCATGGGCAGCATCCCGCCCCATTTGTAGCCGTACTGCTTCATTTCCTCGATGCTGATGTTGTCATCCGGCATCTTCTCGACCGGCATGACCTCCTGACGGAGCAGATTGACTGCGGTCTCATCGAAGCCGTCATAGATATGGGACAGCACCAGCTCGCCGCGCTCATCGACAATGATACAGGAGGCATCGTCCCCGAAGGTATCATGCTCCATCAGCCAAAAGGTGTGACCGTCGATCTCCTTATGGTCAATCGTGTGCCATGTGCCGATATGACCATCCACCGCCATGCCGGAGGTGTTTTCGTTGACAATGGAGCTTTTCTCTTCAAGAACCGTCTGTTTCTGCTGTTCTTCGGAAATCAACGGGATAGCAACTATCCTGTCTCCGATTTTGGCAAACTGCTCCGGCAATTTGAACTCCGTCATAAACTGCCGCAACAGATTCGGCGAAAGTGAGCCGAAGCTGTCATCCGTCAGCCCCGTGACGAGGAAGGTACCGGCAACAATATCATAGATTTCACCGCTGTCATCCCGCAGAGCGCGGTTGAGAGGCAAACCGTTCATCTTGCCTTCTTCATTGCAGACAATGGCGACCGGCTCTTCAAAGGGATAGACCGCCTCAATGTCGCCGCCAACCTCATGTTGTAAGGACTCGAGGCTGGAAGGGATTTCTTTCACATAGGGCTTCTTGTCCGGCTCAACCACCAGCACAGTGATCGTGCTTGGCTGCTCCAATTCCTCACCGCTTCCGGTGACACGGTACTCATCGGGAATATCCTCAAGCGTACCGTCAAAATAGCGGTTCCAGCTATCGCCAGTAGGACGGATGTACCCGGCGTCGGTCAGCGTGCCGCCTTCATTGATTGCGCAGTCTTCACCGTACCGCTCAAAGTCGATGTAGTCCACAAAGCTGCCGAACTTGTTGTCAATGTTGTAGCCACCCTCAAAGAAGTAGTAACGACCGAGATCGTCATAGTCCTTGATGTCGGGGATAAAATCATAGTTGTCGAGATTGTAGGTCAGGTTGATCAGATCGTCGAGGTCATTCACTTCATCGCAGCCGCTATCCATGATTGCCACGAAATGCTCAAGCTCAGAGTGGGACATCTCATCCAACCGGGCGGCGAGGTAGTTGAGCTTATCGAGGTTTTCGTATTCGCCAAGGAGATTGCTGACTCCATGAATGGAGCAGTCATAATCCGTGATAAACCACTCCTCATAGACCTGACCGAACTTGTCCTTTGAGCCGATGCCGATCCGCTCGAACACTTTCTTCATTTCCTCTTCGGTGGTCGGGAAATGCACCCACTCACCGACAAGCTCGCCTTCGTTGTACTTGCCGAGATTGGTCACAAAGGCTTCAAAACTGCCATCCAATACGGGCATAGGCATCCTCCTTTCAATCGTCCATCATGCTGTCCGGCGCGATGTAGAGCTGGGCAAACGCCTCGTCGGTGATACCCTCAAGCTTCCGAACGGTATGGAAAAGCAGCTCCGCCATCTCATCGTCCAGCTCGTTGATGGGCAGCAACTTCATTTCAGCAATCAGCCTCTTGCGGCTGGAAGTGTCGAAACAACACATCAGGTTAGTCTCTTCCACGGTAAAAAACATAATCACATCTCCATTTCTTTTGATTTCGGTTTCTTTGTTTGCTCAGGCTTTTTAGCACCTTTATCCGGCGCAGTCTGGGCGTGTTCTTTGAGCTTTGCGAGGACAGAAATCTTCTTCTGAGAGGGATGCTCTCTGCGATCCATTGCTTTCCAGAGGCTTTCTGCCGGAGCATCCTCCACATAGGAACGGACAATAGACAACCGCTCACGGAATGGAACGGGATTTTTCCTGTCCGTGATGTCTGTCAGGCTGACTTCTTCATTTGGAAAATCAACTTTGTCAACGCGGACAGTTTTGCCGTCCATATCCATCACCATGCCAACAGGGATGTAGTCCTCAGCGATAAGGCGTTTGACGGTTTCCTGTCTGCCGTCTTCACTTGGCTGCGTAACAAGGACATCGTTGCCTCGCCCCCACAGCGCTTTAGCCTTGGCAACCCACTGATCTTCCCGAAAGCCGGTCACGGCTACCTGTCCGCCGCCTTCCAGCTCTTTCATCAGAAGCTTCGAGCCGAGCGCGGGCGCTGCCTTCTTCGCATCTTCGCCGTAAATCTCGTAGTAGCCGTTCTGGGCAAAGCAGACAATCGCTTCGGGATGGGCTTCCTTGACGGCATTGTAGGCGGTCTGCGCTTCAAGGGGCAATATGCCCAGCTTTTCTATCACGCCATGCTGGACGGCAAGCTTGTGAATGTGATCCTCAATACTGCCGGTTTTCGCATGGAAGCTCGTTTTGAAGCGTTCACGGCGAAGGATCATGTCAAGCTCAGTCGCATTCTCAGGCAGATAACTCACCGACACAACCTCGCCGTGCTTTTCTTCCAGCGGGATCGCTTCGCGCCGGTAGCTGCGGAAAGGCAGATAAAAGGTGGCATCGTCCTTAAAGGAGACTGCCACTGTCTCAACCGGAACGGTGAGCTTTTGCATCCTCTCCACATGGGCGGCATAGTCCAGCTCAATGAGGTTGCCTCTGACGGTATCGCCCTCTACGCCCTTGATCTCAACCGCGTAGGCAAGGATGGGATCACGGGTTTGCTCATGGTAAAACTCCCACACTTTGTTTTCGTAGGAATCCTCCACATAGACTTCACGCTCAGGCAGGAGGTAAGTGCCGTTCGGACGGGACATCCAGAGAAGGTGCTTGTCCTCGGGGGATTGGGAACCGGCAAGGCTGTGAAGCAGCCCAGCGTCCAGCTCAAAGTCCTCTTTGTAGTTTTGGGTGTGGATGTCCATAATCCGGCGAAGGGCATCCACAAGATCGATGTTTTCAAACTTCATAGGCATCACTCCAAACCGACATCGCGGGACTTCTGCTTAACCGGCGTTTTCCGCTCAGGCTGGCTCTTTGCCGCAGCACGGAGCTGTTCCCGGATAGAAGGCTTTTCCCGCGCTGCTTCCTGAGTCTTCTCTTTGCCGATATATTCAAGCGTCGGTGTCAGCTCTCGATAGCAGCCTTGCACCTTCTTGGCAGAATGGCGGCGGTGAATGGCGAACATCGGCTCGCCATCCCGGGTGACGGTGTTGCCCTCAATCCTGACTTTGTATTCCACCATCACCTTGAACGACTGATTGGACGAACGGTAGGTAGCCAGCATCCCGTCGTTGCGACCGGCGATCTGCGCTTTGAGCGTGTCCATGACGGCTTCCTTAATTTTCTTTTCCTCCGGTGTGAGGCGATGCTTTGTCGGAGCTGCCTGTTCCGGCTCTTTGGGAGCCTTCTCCGGCACAGCCGGTTTGCCCTGTTCAGCCGGTGCCTGTTCCTGAGTTCTGCTGATGGCAGTCTGCCGGACGAACTCTTCGGTGAAAAGGCTGATCAGCCCCGGATTTACGCTGTCAATGATGAGATGAGTAGCATTATCCGGGCTGCCATCCATGCCCTTTGCCCATTCCTTGCAGTCCGGGGAAATGCGCCTGTCATGGTCTTTCTGCTGGATGGTTTGCGCGAGGACATAGGCGACGCGCTCAGGCGAGAATTTCTCAAGGATGCTCTTAACGGCGGACTCCGCCGCAAGTCGGTTGTTGCCGTAGTAGTCGTTGATGGTCTGCTCAATCGCCTCTTTACAATCCATATTCGCTTGCATCGAGGTGCGGTAAGCATCCAGCTCACCAGCTTCAAAGGCATACATCGCAGCTTCCCGATAAACCGGAATCGCCGCATCCCGCAGCGGCGTAGGGACTTCCTGTTCTTTCACGGCAAGCCGCTCTTTGAGCTTTTCATCAATACCGGTGATCATCTCAGCCGCCGTTTTGCGGATGGTTTCCAGCGAGCCTTTCAGCTCCTTGGTCTCCTTGTCGGAGGACCAACCGGCGATATATCCGAAGGAATAGTCAGAGGTTTCAATGCCGTACCGCTGGCAGACGGTATAGGCGACGCTTTCTGCCTCAACTTCCTTTGTGCGCCGGTCTTTCTTATCCTCGGGAGCGACTTTTTCGCCCGGAGTGACGGCATGGAGCTTGGCATGGGCAATCTCGTGGATCGCCGTCTTGATGGTCTGGATTTCGCTCATGCCCTCCTGAATGGCAATCCGGTTTTCTACATGAGAGAAGTAGCCTTTTGCGCCATCGGTGATGTTTTCAAAGGCAATGGGGACCGGAGACAGCTCTTTGAGAGCATCAAAAAAGGCGGCGTAGTTTTCCACGCTGCCTGTCAGCTCATCTACGGCAATATCGGGAAGCTCTTTACCGTCCGTCTGGGACACATCGAAGACGCTCACAACCTTGAAGGCGGGGCGGGTCACTTCAATCGTCTCAGTGACCGGCTTGCCGTCCTTGTCGAGAACGGGCTTCTGCGTCGCTGGGTCAAGTTTTTCCCGCTCTTCCTGCACCTTGTAGGGCGCAGGAGCAAGGATTTTGATGCCTTTATCGCCCTTCATCACATGGCGGTCGAAGTTGCGCTGCCATGCCGTGTAACCGGCGATCAGCGTCGCATCTGGCTTCTGCATGGCGATGAGAAGCGTATTGTTAAACGAGTAGTTGTAGAACTTGGACATCGTTTTCAGGTACTCTTTGAAGCGTTCGGATTCAAACAGTTCCTTGAGTCCCTGTTCCAGCTTGTCGGTGATTTCCCGGACTTGCTGGGCGTTTCTGTTTTCAGCCATTTCTAACCTCCAATCTTACCGATTTGAAATAGAAAACTCCGGCTGAGATTTGCCCCAAAGACGGGCTTTTACCTCAGACGGAGTTTCCGTTCTGGTCAATCTGCGATGATACAAATTATCTGTATGTTCCCATTCAATCAACTTCCCAAACAAGTCAGGGTGACGGTTGACCATGTGGGAAAGCTCAGAAGTTGATGCGTTCGGGCAGAACCAACAGCCGTTGCGTTTGGAATGTTGGTAACAGGGCGAGAGCATATCGTATTTCTCGCACAGCCGCCAAGCATCCGCTTCCGTCATGCCATACTTTGCAAGAAGGCTGATGTCCTTTTCCTTATTCAGTCTGGCAAGACGCTTTGGCTCGTCCAATGCAATACCTACATAGCTGCGGGTGTCATCAGGTTGAGTCTTATGGTACTTGCGGAGCGGAGGCATTTTACAGTCCCGATTTACCGCGCACTTTCCCGGCCAGACAAAACCTCGAATCAGCCCTTCATAAGGTCCTCTTGTGATAATGTGATGGAACACATCATCGTAAGTTTTGTCACTTCGCAGAACCGTGAATTTGCATCCGAGTTCATTTTCAACGAACGGTTTGAGCTTTTGGTGGATAAAGTCCCGATGCTCCGGGACTTCTCCACTGATCTGCTGATCGAACATCACCTCACTGTAAATGACCTCATCCAACGGCTCGTTTTTCTCCGCAGCAAGAAGAATTGTTGCTACGCTGTCCTTGCCTCCGCTGCATGAGGCAATATATCGCGGGCGCGTCATCGGTCGAACTCCATCTTGAAGCTGACATACTTGCCGCCTGTGTCATCCAGACGGATCACCGCATCATAGAGCTGCGGGCGCTTTGGCGTATAAAGCCCGGTCACTCTGCACCAACCCTTGTCCAGCAGTTCGGCAGCGATTTTCTTGGTCAGCTTCTTTTTCTTGCTCGTAAAGAACTTGTTGTCCTCCCACATACAGAAAGAGCATTCCTTGTTCGAGCAGTAGTAGTTTCCCTTTCCAACATAGACCGGTGAGCCGCAGCGCGGGCATTTGCCGATGGACTCTCTGCCGGTATCGAAGCGGTTTGCCTCAGCCTCAGAGAGGAAGGGATAGGCTTTGACCAGCTCGGAGGTCATCCCCACAATGCCGGAAAGGAACTTGTCCGCATCCGCCTTGCCACGCTCAATCTGCATCAGGGTATTTTCCCATTCCGCCGTCATGGAAGGAGAAGTGATCTGCTCTGGCAGGATGCACACAAGGTTGTTGCCGTCCTTTGTAGGCACGAGAGATTTGCCCTTGCGCTCAACGAAGCCGCCTTTGACCAGCTTTTCGATGATACCGGCGCGGGTGGCGGGAGTGCCAAGCCCTTTCTTTTCGGTATCATCATCAAACGCATCATTTCCGGCGGTCTCCATTGCCGACAGAAGGGAGTCTTCGGTGTAGGGCTTCGGCGGGGATGTGTAATGTTCAGTAACGCTGGCATCGACAGAAGAGAAAATATCCTTCTCATTCAGGGAAGGCAGCGAGCGTTCCGGCTCGTCCTTTTCCTTGCTCTTGAGCGTTTCCTTGAAGCGGCGCTCAATGGCTTTCCATCCATCCTGCACGACCGTTTTGCCCTTCGCTTTGAACTCGTAGCCCTCACAGGTGAGCGTGACCGAAGTCTCATCATAGATGTGCTTCTCACCGGTAGCGCTCAGAAGGCGCATGGCGACAAGCCGGATAATTTTCTGCTCCGACTCCGGCAGCTCGGTGAGATCCTGCTTTTCAAGCTGGACGGTGGGGATAATGGCATGATGGTCAGTGACCTTGGCGTTGTTGGTAATTCGCCCGATGTCTGGCTCATGGGTGATGCCCTCGAAGAGCGGCAGCTTGCGGGAGACAATGCCGATCACCTGACGGGCGGTGCTCTCCATATCCTCAGTGATGAACTGACTGTCCGTTCGGGGATAGGTAAGCAGCTTTTTCTCATAGAGGGACTGCACCAGATCGAGCGTCTGCTGGGCGGTAAAGCCATAGTAGCGGTTGGCTTCCCGCTGCAAGGTGGTAAGATCATAGAGCCTCGGCGGGTTGACCGTCTTCGTCTCTTTTTTGAGAGAAGAAACGACGGCTTGCTTTTTATCGCAAGCCGCCGCAATCGCCTTCGCTTCCTCTTCGGTTTTGACCTTTTCCATGTCCGCCGTCAGGTTGTCTTTGCTGATATGGACATTGAAGTATTTCTCCTTGTGGAAGGTTGTGATTTTACCTTCACGCTCCACCAGCATTGCCAGCGTTGGCGTTTGGACGCGCCCGACCACCAGCTTCTTATGATAGAGTGTCGAGAACAGCCTTGTGCCGTTGATGCCGACAATCCAATCTGCCTTGGAACGGGCAAGCGCGGCTTCATAGAGCCGGTCATAGTCGCCGCTGCTTCGCAGATGGGCAAAGCCCTCTCGGATTGCGCTGTCTTCCAACGAGCTGATCCACAGGCGCTTGAAAGGCTTTGTGCAACCGGCTTTGTTGTAGACCAGACGAAAAATCAACTCGCCCTCGCGCCCCGCATCGGTGGCGCAGACAAGCTCGGTCACACGCTTATCGCGCATGAGGTCGCACAGCACTTTGAACTGCTTCTGCCTGTCCTTCGGGACTTCAAACAGCCATTCATCCGGGACGATGGGGAGATCGCTGTACCGCCATTTGACAAAGCGCTCATCATAGGAGCTTGCGTCCGCAAGCCCCACAAGATGACCGACGCACCATGAGACGATGTAGTTGTTTCCTTCGAGATAGCCGTCCTTACGGGAGGATGCGCCCAGCACCTTCCCGATAGCGGCTCCAACACTCGGTTTTTCCGCAATCACTAAGATCAAATCGTTTCCTCCGTTTCTTTGGTTTCGTCCCCGTCATCCTCATCGTCTGCAATGACAGGCTCTTCGTCCTCGTTGATATACGGCTCTTCCTCATAACCCTCGTCATCGAAGAAATCCAGATCCTCGTCCTTCTGCTTCTTGCCACGAACGAACTTGACATAGTAATACGCACCGCCGCCGATACCGACCAGCGCGATGATACCGATGATCAGGACAATGTTCGGGGAAGCGTTTTCCGGCTCTTCGGGCGCTTCGGCTTCCGCGTCCTCGACCGGCTCTTCCGGCTCAGGTACAGCTCCGGTACACTCGCTCATGTTTGTTTTGCAAACAGGACATTCCGTATTGACAGCTCCAGCCTCGCAGCGGGTATCGCAGTTACAGGTAGTAAGCGAAGACGCCGTTTCCTCATCCAACAGGGCAAGCAGATCGGCCTCGTCCACCATGTTGAGGAAATAGGTTTGGTACTGTTCCTCTTCCTCGTTAATTGGCGCATCGTAATCGATCACGACATAGAAGGTGTTGCCGGTCTTGGTCTGCACTGTGATGAACTGCTTATTCGTCGCCTTGTCATAGAGCAGATCGCGGGTATAAGCGTTGCCTTCACCGTCAATCGGCTCGCCCTCATACGGTTCAGGCTCTTCGGGTGCTGCGGTTTCCGGTGTTGCCTCGGGCTGGGTCGCCTCCGTGACCGGAAGCTCCTGCTCGGTATCATCCGCATAGGCGAATGCGGGTACAGTGAACGAGATACAAAGCGTGAAGCACAGTGCAAGTGCCGCCAGAAGGCGGATTCCTTTTCTCTTAGTCATTGTCCGTCACCTCCTGCTGGGTAGTGGTAGGCTTTTCCGCCTTGCTGTCCTTCATCGCGGCAAGGAAGGACATGATCTGATCCTTGTCCATGACCATCGCACGGACGGTGTTGACGATTTCAAGGTTTTCCAGCTCAGTTTTCTTGTCGTACAGCTCCTTGAGCTGCCCCTGCAGGTCCTCGACCTTCTTCTCGGTTTTGGCGATTTCCGCGCAAACCTTCTGATATTTCGGGTTCATAAAAACGCTCCTTTCGGTTAGTAGTTGGGTCTTCCAAAGGCATAAAAGTGGGATTGCCAATAGGAAGTGTTGATGGATGTGTACTGGATGGGATCGCCGCAGTGCAACATCACATTGTCGCCCACATAGATTCCCACATGGGAAACGCCCGGCGTGTCGTAGGTGCCAACAAAGAAGACGAGATCCCCCGGCTTCACATCAGCGCTGGAAACAGGCGAACAGACATTGTAAAGCCCCTGCGCACCAAGCCGCCCAGTGTTGACAAGTCCGCTGTTTGTGAGGACATAGCTGACGAATCCCGAACAGTCAAAGGAAGTGGACGGGTTTGAACCGCCCCAAACATACGGGTAGCCGAGATATTTTTCTGCCTCTGCGATGAGAGTTGCGAACTTCTCGTCCGTCAGATACGCCGCATTGACCGTGTAGTCATCGGGTGGGTTTTCAATGTACTTGTCCACATAGCCGGAGCCGGGGAACAAATCCTCGCGGTTGCCCAGCGTTGACATATAAGCTGAGTACATGGAGAGCTGGTCTTCATTCATGATGTAGACCGGCAAATGGGAGAGGTCAAAGTTTTCCAGCGTAACGGTACAGATGTAGTAGTTGTACGGGACTTCGACTTCATAAGTGTAAGTTTCCGTGCTGGTCTCGCCGGTTTCGGGATCGGTGACAGTCGTTGTCCCCGTCCGGGTCTCGGTCCGGTAACGCACCTCAACCTCCACATCCTCAGTGAGGATGTATTGCCGGTCAAAGAGCGTTTGAAGAAGTCCCTGAACTTCGTCCAGTGTGAACTCTCCCTCATTGAAGGCAGATAGAATGGAGATCAGCACATAGGGATCGTGCTCAATCGCGTCAAGGTCAAAGTGGTACTCGTCGTAGTCGTGTGTGCTCTCGTAGTTATCCAGATACGATTGCAGCTCCGCCTCCATCTGACAATACTGCGCCTCCGCACCGGTCATGGCATCGTCCTCACTGAGGTAGGAAGTGGCGATGACAGACGAGGTAGTAGAGGTGAACATTGCCGTGCAGGAGCTAATCCCGGCGGACAACAGGATCAGAATCATCAAGCCAGCTCCCAGCCAAGCAAAGACCTTTTTGTTCTTGGCGATAAAGTCCTTGACCTTATCCGACGCTTTTTCACGGACGGTTTTACCGGTGGACTTGGTGGCGGTGGAGGCCGTTTGCGCCCCGGCCTTGCGAGCCGCAGCGTATTCCTTCTTGATGTGCTGCTTCTGGTAGTGCTTATTCATATTGGCACGGGAAGTCTTCATCTCAGGATTTTCGGCGACCGTCTTCTCAAAATGGAGCTTCCGGTCAGCGGCCTCGGCCTTCTGCTCCAGCTTGGACACCTTCTCGAACGGCTTGTTTGCACTGCGCTCTGTGTGATGCTGGTAGTGGCGGACAACGGACTCGGCGGCAATCTCCGTCTTATGGGCAGCTTCTACACCGGAGTTTTCCTGCTCCACCTCATGGATTTTGCCGTGGATGCCAGAGGCAAGCGTATCGCCGACCTTGCGGACGGTCTTGTCTGCCTCAAACTGCAATTTGCTCTGTCCCTTGGGGACTTTCAGCTCGTCTTCAAAGTAGAGGCGGGTTTTGCCTTTACCGGTTTCCTCGTCAAAGACGCGCTCTTTTTTCAGCACCTTCTTGGTGGGCAGCTTCTCACGGGCGGCATCCAGACGCTCATGCGCCTTCTGAGATTTTCGCTCCAATCGTTCAATCCGTCTGGAAGCTGGGGCATTGCCGTCAAGGTCCGGCATCTCTGCGGAGGTTTCCGCCGCTCTTTCCAGAACGGACTTTCCATCAATCTGCCTTTCAGCGCGAGGTCTGCTGACCTTGCCGGTGACAGCGGTATCGGCAAATGCTTTTCCGTAGTCAACGGAATGGGCGCGGTATGTCTCAGAGTGCAGAGTGTGAGATGTGGGATCATCGCTGACGGGTAGATCGCCCGGCTTGTACTCTTGCGCCGCATCTGCGGACTGTGTTTCGGCCTGAGCCTGACTCACTGCGTCTTCCAGCTCATCAGGACGAAGCTGCCGCCGCTTCTTGACCTCTTCGGCAATATCGCCGGTTTCCGTGTCATGGGGCGCGATAAGCTGGGCGTCCTCAAGCCGTTTTGACACTTTTTCTGAGGTGCCTTCGGTGAGGTTTTCTTCCACTGCGCCGTCTCTGGTCATCCGCAGGACAACCCGGTCTTTGGGCTTCAATTCATCATGAGGCATCAGATTTCACCTCCAATCCGCGCCTCGGCAAGTTCCTTGTATTCAGGGTTTAACTCAATCCCGATATAGTGACGGTCAAGCTGCTTTGCGACCATGCCGGTTGTGCCGCTTCCCATGAAGGGATCAAGGACAACGCCGTCTTTCGGGCATCCGGCAAGCAGACAGGTTTCAACCAGCTTCGGCGGATAGGCGGCATAGTGACCGCCTTTGAAGGGGACGGTGTTGATAATCCAGACATCCCGCTTGTTACGCAGCGGATTGATCATCTCATCGGTAATGGCACCATTCTCACGGCACAGGTTGATGGTCTGCTGCTTTGCCTGTCCGGGGATCGGCTCCCCGTATTTGTTGCTTCCCTTGACCCCGCGCTTGAGCCTGCTTGCCGTTCCGGGAGCAATCGGCTCGGAAATGGCCTTGTAGTCAAAGAAATACTTCCGTGACTTCGAGAACAGAAAGATATGCTCATAGCATCGGGCGCAGCGGTCTTTGACGCTTTCCGGCATCGGGTTTTCTTTCATCCAGATAATGTCATTGCGCAAATACCAGCCGGAGTCGCGGAGCGAAAAGGCCAGCATCCACGGGATGCCGATCATATCCTTGGGCTTGCAGCCCTCAACCTTGTAGTTGAGAGCCACAGCCTGACCGTTTCTGCCCTTGGGATTTTTTGCGTCCACATAGCTGCCCTGATTGCCTTTCCCGGCATAGGTGTCGGAGATGTTAAGCCAGAGCGTCCCATCCGAACGCAGAACGCGCCTGACTTCGGTGAACACTTCCGTCAGGCGCGAGATGTATTCCTTTGGCGTTGTCTCTCTGCCGATCTGCCCGTCCACACCGTAATCACGCAGCGCGTAATACGGCGGGGAGGTGATGCAGCAATGGACGCTTTCATCGGGCAGCGTTTTGAGGACTTCGAGACAATCGCCGGAGTAAATGTGATCAAGCTGTATGGAGACTCCCTCCTTTCTGCGAGACTTGATGCGCAGTCAGTCGGAGAAATACTCGTCCGGCTCGTAGTCCTCGTCATCGTCCAGCTCATCCTCCCAGCGGTCGATGATGGACTCGGCCTCCTTCGCCGCTTCGCGGTACAGGGAAAGACGGTTGCGCTCATAGGCGGCATAAGCGGGGATGAACTTGCCAAACTCCTGAATGGCGCGGACATCCTTGGTGCGCATATCCGATACCATGTCGATCAGCTCGGCCATCGTCAGCAGATCCTCAATCATGCTGTCATACTTCTCCTTGGGGATAGTGACGAAATCATCTTCATACTCGTCTTCCTCATCCATATCAAAAGCGGAAGGAGTGCCGGACACACGGTAGATGTGTTCTTTCTCCTGAATGGAGTCAAGAATACCGCCGATGACCTCCGTTGCCTCATTGGCGCACTTGGCGATTTCCTCGCGGACATGGAGGTAAGCGCGGTGGTGCTTTTTCAGCTCGTCCTCCTTGCGGATCAGGTTGACCAGCTCCACGGTCAGCCCCATCAGGCCAAAGAAGCTGTCCATGCCTTCCTTGACCTCGCGGAAGCTCATCTCAACCGGCGTATCGCCGAAAATCTCGGTCATCTCGTCAACGGTGATCTCAAAGTTCTCGTTCATATTCTTTTTCATAAAGGTAGTCCTCCTTAATTCTGCAAGGTTTCTTCGGGTTTGGTGGTCATGTAACGATAGAGCATCGTGTCCTTCGGGAAGTCATCCTTGAAGGGGACGATGGTCGAGCCGTAGAAGATCAAGCCTTCACCGGCGTTGGAATTGGTGATGTAGTTCTGCTGGCTGGGCGAGATGTTCAGAGCCTTGGACAAAATCTGCCGGTCGCCGCTTGCCTGGTTCAGAAGGTAAACGAAGTCGGAGTTCTCAAAGATGTTCTCAATCTCACGGGAAGCCAGCAAATCCTTGACATTTTGGGTGATCCCGGTCGGAATCCCGCCCCATTTTCTGAACCGCTTCCAGATTTCGACGGAATAGGCGGCTGTCTGTTCTTCCTTGAGCAGAAGGTGGAACTCGTCCATGTAGTAGCGCGTCGCCTTGTGCTGGGCGCGGTTGATGGTCACGCGGTTCCAGACCTGATCCTGTACAATGAGCATCCCCAGTTTCTTGAGCTGCTTTCCGAGCTGCTTGATGTCATAGCAGACGAAGCGGTTATTCACATCCACATTCGTCCGGTGATTGAAGACATTCAGCGAGCCATGCACATAGATTTCAAGGGCAGTGGCAATCCGCTGTGCCTCCGGCTCACTCTGACTGCGCAGGATGTTGTAGAGGTCTTCGAGAATAGGCATCTTCTCAGGGACCGGATCGGCAAGGTAGTCCTGATACACCTTGCGAACGCTGCGGTCGATGATGGTCTTTTCCACCGGTTGCAGCCCGTCCTTGCCGCCCACAATCAGCTCACACATGGAGAGGATGAAATCAGACTTCAAAGTCAGCGGGTTTTCCTCTTCCGAGTAGTTCACATTGATGTCCAGCGGGTTGATGTAGTCGGTGCTCACCGGCGAGATGCGGATGACCTGACCGCCAAGCTTCTGCACAAGGGGATAATACTCCGCCTCGGGATCGCAGACGATGATGTCATCTTCTGTGATGAGGAAGGCGTTGGTCATTTCACGCTTTGCCGAAAAGCTCTTGCCGGAGCCGGGAGTGCCGAGGATAAGGCCGTTCGGGTTTTTGAGCTGTTTGCGGTCAACCATGATCATGTTGTTGGAGAGCGCGTTCAGCCCGTAATACAGCGCCTCGCCGCTCTGAAAAAGCTCCTGCGTCGTGAACGGGACGAACGCCGCCGTCGAAGAGGTGGTCAGCCCGCGCTCAATCTCGATCTGATTCAGGCCAATCGGAAGTGAGGACATCAGCCCTTCTTCCTGCTGGAAGTCCAGCCGCTTGAGCGCACAGTTGTATTTCTGGGCAATGGATGCCGTCTGGAAGATGGCGTTTTCGAGCTTCTGGCGAGAAGCAGCGGTATTCATGATGAGGATGGTCACAAGGAACATTCTCTCGTTGCGCGTCTGAAGGTCCTGCAACAGGCGCTTGGCCTCACCGCCGTAGGTGGCAAGGTCGGACGGGATAATTTCCATGTCATAACCGCTTCTCACGGCCTTCTTCTGCTCTTCAATTTTCATCTTATCGAGGTCGGTAATCTTCATCTTGATGCTCTTGATGGCTTTCGCCTGATCAATCGTGCGGATATGAAGATTGACCGTGATGTTGCTGTCCATGTCGAGGAAGTCAGCCAGCATCCGGTCATTGAGTTCCGGCGCGAGGATTTGCAGGAAGCTCACTGCGCCGATGGCCTTGCCCATCTTGAAGCACTTGCCTTCACGGAAGTCGAAGGAAGTGGGCGCGATGAAATCTTTGCTGCTGAGTCCCGTCCGGGCTACCATGTCAAAGGAGAAGCGGAACGGCTCGTTCGAGTCCATGTTGAACACATCATGGAGCACTTTCAGCCGTTCGTAGCCGGACAGCGGCTCGGTCTTCACACCGAGGGTTTTGAAATTGTTGAGGATGTCCGTCTCAATCCGATCCAGCTTGGCCTTCGCCATGCGCAGGGAGTCGGCCTCAATGCCGAAGGTAATGTACTTGCGCTTGATGAGGCCGTTGTTGCCCTTCGTGAGCTGGTTTTGCAGCATCTCGGAATACTCGCTGCGGATGTCGTTGAACTCGTCATCCTGCTCCGGGATGTTGATCTGCTTCTTGAACTCGCTGATGCTCGTCCTCTGGTTGATGAAAGAGAACTGGACAAAAATCGAGCTGTCAAAGTAGTTCAGGAAGTCGCACCAGTTCTCGAAGATGGCCGTCTTGTCCTCGTTCTGGGCGAGCTGATAGTTGATGTCGTTGAAACGGATAGTCTTTGTATAAAGACGGCTGTTGACCTTGCAGATGCCGTCGCGGCACATCTCCACATAGGGGATGGTCTGCTGCGCCGATTTGCGGACTTTCTTTGCCTTCTTGTCCTTTTTCTTCTGCAAGACCAGCTTCTTCTTTTCCTCAGCGGAGAGAAGATCGCCGTACACCTTGCCGTTTTTGGTAAGCCGCTTAGGTTCTGCGGCCTTTTTCGTGCTGCTGTGCAATCTGCAATTCCTCCTTCTCTTTGATTTCCTGCTGGATCGCAGCGTATAGGTTGTTCGTGCGGTATGGCCGCACCTTATCCCTCAGAAACATGGACTTGATCACATGACCGAGGATTTTTTCAGCCGGTTGCCCGTCCTTCTCATAGAGAGCGAAGAAGATAAACGGGAGCATGATGACCACCATCAGCATTGCCGAAGTGGAGATGCCGAGGCTGGGCTTAGTCAGGAAGAAGATCGGAACACCCGCTGCCGCAGCCAGCGCAAAGCAGATGAGCTGCCGCTTTGTCAGGTTGAACATGACCTTCGTCTTGACACGATTCAGATCCTTCGGGACCGGTACAAACGCCATTGGGAACCTCCTTTCCAAGCGTGATGCTGCACTCGACTTCATTGCCCCATACATCCCAGCCTTCGGGGGACTGGCGGGCGAAAAGTTCGATGCGCGGGACATCGCCCATGAGCTGGACGATGCGGTTGCGGGCTTCCTCCGGTTTCTTGGAGTGCTCTTCGATGTGGCTCATGATGACCTGATGCACACCGGGACTTGCCCGTTTGGGATGGCCTTTCGTTGCAAGGATGCAGAGTTCAGCATTCGCCCGTGTCCAGTACCCCATGCCCCAAAAGAGACTGTCGGACACCCGGTTCTGCTTGATCCAGACAAAAGCCGTCGTTTTGTATTCAAATCCCCATGCTTCAAGGACTTGGAACGCCTCCTGCATACAGGGGAAGGTAATCCACATGAAGAGCGCACAGTCTTTTGCTGCAAGCTCTCCAATAGGCAGAGCCTTGATGTCTTCAAGGCTCATGGTCGGGTAATGGCTTTCCGCTGAGCGGCCAAGCCCCTTCTTTGAGTAGACCTTGTACCGCCACGGAGGGTCGGCGTAGATCACGGAGTATTTCTTCAAGCTGACCCTCCTTTCTCAGTGGGCATTGAATAGTGACTTTGCAAGCGAACCTGTCTTGAACAGGGAGAAGCAAAGAATGACCGTATAAGCTGCCACCGAGAATAGCGCCGAGTGGATATTGGCTGCGATGATCATGTTGTTGATGAGCACGGCATAGATCGCAACGCACACCATGATGAGGAAGCCTTGGAATGCCAGCGCGAACAGCCCTTTGAGGTAGTTCGTGCCGATGCTGCCCCATTCGCGGTTGCTCATCGTCGCAATGGGAATGGGCGCGATGCTCACGGTGCAATAAATCTCAATCATACGGCCATAGAGGATGACCGTGATGAGAATGGACATGATCTTGAGGCACAGGCTGATCAGCAGCGTCTCTATGGACAAGCCGAGCAGTTCGCCAATCCCCATCGTTTCCATGCTGGCTCGCATTTGTTCAAGAGTGGATTCGATGTCGATATTCGTGTCGCCGCTTATGACACCGGCTGCACCGGCTACGACATTCTGACCGATGTCGAAGACCGCCATCACAATGTCAAAGGTATTGGTAACGAGGTAGATCGCCACAGCCGCCTTGAAGAACCACTTAAAGAACATCCATGTGTCCATGTCATGCAAGTTGTTTTTCTCGGTGATCATGGAGATCAGCTCGTAACACAGGACAAAGGTGATGATGATACCAGCGATGGGGACTATCACATTTTCGGATAGTCCCCGGATCATCTGGTAAATGCTGCTATCCCATGAAGAAGGCGTTTTGCCTACCTCAGCAGCTATCGTCCCTACCTTGTCGTTGACATCGGTGAACATATTGGTCATGTTGCTTTCAATCCAGCCGATCAGAAGCTCTTTTATGGCTTCCTCGATTTTTTCAAGGATAAATCCCAATATTTCACCACCTTTCGGTTATGCTGGGGTAGCCGGATCAGAACAGGCCAGACAGGAGCGGGATAAGGGTCGTGCCGATGAGTACCACACCACCACCGGCCATCAACTGCTTGATTCCTTGGCTCTTGGCACCGGGATTGTCATTGCCGTACCCCTCCATAAGGTTGACCACGCCCCACACGGCAAGGCCAGCGCCAAGGGCGACAACGAGGGTCTGCAAAACGGTAACTGCCTGATTGATAAATTCCATAAATGACCTCCTTATGTTGGAAATTGATTAAAAATTAAGGGAGAGCGCGGCATTTCGCGCCCTCCCATGTGGACACGCGAACCGGTTATCAGAACAAACCGGACAGCAGGGGGATGAGGGTCGTGCCGATGAGTACCACGCCGCCACCGGCCATCAACTGCTTGATGCCCTGGGACTTGGCGCCGGGATTGTCATTGCCGTACCCCTCCATGAGGTTGACCACACCCCACACAGCCAGACCGGCACCGAGGGCAACAACGAGCGTCTGAAGGACCGTAACCGCCTGATTGATAAATTCCATAGAGTGACCTCCTTGATTTTTGAGTGTGAATTATTGAAAATGGGCAAAAAAATAGAAGCCCCGTCATTGTTCTGCTTTGGGCATTGCCCATGCGCAGTGCATGACGGGGCTTCAATCGGCTTCAACCTCTCCCATGTCATAGAGGTCGAAGGTTTGGGTGGGCTTGACTACCAGCTTGTGAGAACGGTATTTCTCGATGTCAAAGGCGTTGCGCTTATCGTAGTCGGACAGCATTTTGTATTTTGGATGCTTCGTAATGTCGTACTTGTCACTGAGAAAAGGTCTCACGCCTCTAAGCTGCAAAATACATTTGCCGCCGTCCATGACAGCGATTTCGTCCTCCGACATGAGCTGCTTGCCGGTCTTCTGATAGTTCAGGCCGTATGAGTTGTTGGTTGAACGGGTTTCTGATGTGTTATATAGGTCGATTGTCTCCTTGCCGAGGATTTCACTGAGTTCCTTCAAAGTGGATTTTTCCTTGCCGCCAAGGAAGAGGGTACAGTCGCAGTTGCCGACAATCGTGTCCGCCGCGTCCTTGTAGATGGTCTTGAGCTGGCTCTGGGACTGCAAGATGATGGATGCTGAGATTTCCCGGCTTCGGATCGTAGCAATCAGTTTGTCGAACTTTGGAATTTGACCGATGTTCGCAAACTCGTCGAGCAAGCAGCGGACATGGACGGGAAGCCGCCCATTGTAGACATCATCCGCCTTGTCGCAGAGCAAGTTAAAAAGCTGGGAGTACATAATCGCCACGACAAAGTTGAAGGTATCGTCGGTATCGGAGATGATGACGAACAGCGCCGTCTTGCGGTCTCCGATGCAATCCAGCTCCATCTCGTCGTAACTCATCAGCTCCCGCAGCTCCGCGATGTCAAACGGGGCAAGCCGTGCGCCGCAGCTAATCAGGATCGACTTGGCTGTTTTGCCAGCGGCTAACTTATATTTACGGTATTGCTTGACCGCGAAGTGGTCAGGGTCGCGCTCTTCCAGCTCATCGAACATGAGGTCAACGGGATTTTTGAAAGTCTCGTCATCCTCTCTGGCCTCCGAAGCGTTGATCAATTCGAGCAAGGTAGTGAAGTTTTTCTCGTGTTCCGGCGCTTCGTACCAGATATAGCCGATGAGTGCGGTATAGTAGAGCTTTTCTGCTTTGACCCAGAAATCCTCCCCGGACTTATCGCCATCTCCCTTCGTGTTGACGATGATCGTATTGACCAGTTTGAGGATGTCCTTCTCTGACCTGATGTAAGCGAACGGGTTGTAGTGCATGGATTTTCGGAAATTGATCGTATTCAGCGACTTGATGACATACCCGTTCTTTTCAAGCATCTTTCCGCACTCAACCAGCACCGTACCCTTGGGATCAGTGACCACATAGGAGCTGTGCATCTGCATGAGGTTGGGCTTCACGAAGAAGCGGGTCTTGCCGGAGCCGGAACCACCAATGACAAGGATGTTCTTATTCCTCGCGTACTTCGGCTGCTTCGGTCGGCTATTCATGGTCAGCCCCTCGGTCTGGGTGAGGATGACATTGTTGGAGAAGTCATCATCCATGTAAGGCCGGATGTCTTCCGGGCGTCCCCAACGGGCTGACCCGTATTCTTCCCCTTGGCGGAATTTCTTGCGGTTTTTTCCTTTGATGTAGACGGCCAGCTTGAGCAACGCGCCTCCGGCCACACCGATGAGAAGATCTACCGGGTGGAAGCTCGGAAGTGGGTTGGCAAACGCTGCGCCGAAGTTGGCAAAGCCGCCGGTGAGCTTGTCGATGAACTCTGTGCCGGGAGCCAGACGGAAGACTGCCGCAAGCTTATCCACAAAGTAGAAGGCGAACACATACGGAAGATTGAGAAGGACGAGCTTTTTGATGTCGAGTTTCTTTCTCATAGCTCAACGCCCCGATCCTTCGTCTTTACCTTGACCTTCTCCTTGTGCTGAGCTTTGGACTGCTCCCTGCTGCGGGAGAGCTTCTGCTTGAGGGATGGCTTTTCTTTCTGCTTGACCGTCTTTGCGGAAAACTCCTTGAACGCCTGAGTCATCACATCCACATCCCGGCCTTTGAAGAAGACGAGATAGCGCGGCGGCTGCTCAGAGGTGTCCTTCTTGAGCGCGTAGTCGATCCCGTACTTGTTCGCTGTTCGCTCGAAAGACTTGATGTTTCCGTCGGTCACTTCAATGTTGCTGATTGCGGCGTTCTGCTCGACAAGGTGCTTGATGGACTGCTTGCCCCGATAGGTCTTGGGCTGAGAGGCTTGCTTCTCTGCCTTTTCAATTTCCTCGATGAATTTGGCGAGCGCCTTTTTCAACACTTCCGCAGTGATCTTGCCGCCCTTAATGGCAATCGCAACAACTTTGGTATTTACTTCATCCTGCATGGGGACCTCCTTTCTGAGATTTGCGGAGCAATCCCGTCACTAAGGCGGGACACCGTGTAAAATATGGATCATGTTTTCATCTCACCCCCCTTGAAGTTGATTGAGAATGCCTACGCATCAGCCTTTCCCGTGAAAATCGTAGTTCACGCGGGCTGAATAGTAGTTGTCTATGGTCAGAGAAGCGTTATACAACGCTGTGAGCAGATATGCCCGGATGTTCCGAATGTCGGAAGGGCAATCGTTCATCGCTTGGAGCACATAGTCGATGTGGCCGCTGTCCAGCTTGAGGAAGCGTGACTTAACCACCGGCTGCGGCATATCCTCGCCGTTGATACGGATGGTGGGGCTTGTGGAGCAGACAGCATCCAGCATAATCTCGACAATTTCGTTTACACGGTCAAGGTCATAGTGCCTGTCCTGAGAGCGGATGTCGATCTCAAGGTTATCCCGGATCAATTCCCTGTATTGCTCCCGTTCATCCATCCTGTCCATCCCATCAAGATTGATAGATTGATAGTTTCTCAGAGAGTTATTTCTTTCGTTGGTAATTACTTGATTAGTATTTAATTGTGCGGGATTTTCCGTACACGGTTTTCCCGTGAACGGATTATCCGTGTCCGGCTTTTCCGTATGCGGTTTTTCCGTGTCCGGCAAACCCGTCTGCGGCTTCTCGTATATCTCGAAAACCATGCTGCTCATCCGGCCTTTTTCATCCCGTGACTGATGACGGACGAGATACCCTGCGTCCTCAAGCTCCCTGAGAGCTGCCAGAACAGCATCGGGGCCTTCCTTGCAGATCGCCGAAAGACCTTTCGTTGAGAACTGCCAGCCATCGTTGAAGGACAGCATTTTGGAGAGTAGCCCCACGGCCTTGAGGGACAGGGTTTTATCCCTGAGATGGTAATTTGCCATGACCGTGTAGCCACGGTTTTTGTTGACGCGATAGACTGCCATGCGGTTATCCCTCCCTTGCCATCACCGGCTGACAGCGCAGCGTTGACAACTTCACCGGGGAATAGGGACATTCCTCGAAGACACAGGTTTGATATTTCCAGTAGGGACGATGGAAGCAACACGACCGGCATTCCGGGCAGATCCCGTCGCATCCGCTGTCATAGTGGTTGTGGCCGGGTACCTCCTTCATAAGGGCTTCAAAGGCTTGCAGCTTACCGGCTGTCATGTAGCTCATTTTGTTTTCTCTCCTTTCCTCGCCGCACCGCCGTCATCTGCAAGAGGCAGATTGTTCCAGCTTTCGGGCAACAAAAAAAGAGGGTTTGCTTCATGCTCCGAATTGGAGAATGAAACAAACCCTCTTAGCTTTTCAGATAATCAGATGATGTCTCGGATGGTATGGATGATGCCGAGCAGCAGCCCGACAATCAGGGCGAGTCCTCCGATAAGACCGCCGATGATGATGTTGAGTGCGAAGATTCCTACTGTGCCGGATATGCCGTAACCGAAGGGAACGAGCCAGAGACACATCCTGCGGATGCCGAATGGGAAGCCGACACAGAGCCACATCAGGAAGTAGTCACATACGCCGTCCGCCATATAGATCGGCTTT